ATTATTAGTATCAGTGACTCCATTGTTAATTTCAGATGCAAACTTAAATTCTTTTGGGAATGTTACTCTTAGACTATGATCTTTTGGTATAGTCAATGCTTCAGTAAATTTTATCTTAATGTTTGGAGAAGTTGATGGCGTATAAGATTCGTCAACAGATATGGTTGAGTCTTTCTTTATTGTAGTAATTACTGGTTTACCTCCCATTACTGTTTTACCTTCATTGAAGTCTTTTGTTATTCTGTTTACTATAGTTTTAGAAGTTGGTAATGCTTCTAATTTATTAGGCATAAAGTCTTTAAACACTCCACCGACTGATCCTAATTGAACGTTTGCGTTGGACAATTCTTCATCTAATGCTAAACATTCATTCTTAATGTTTAATTCTTTTTTGAAAATATTAATTAAAGCATCTCCTCCTATAATAGAAACAACAAGAAGAATACAAACAACCGTAGTAATAATTATACTCATACTAGATTCCATTTTGAAACTGATGAGGTTATTTATTCCTAATGATAAATAGTTACCTATAATCACACCTATACTTCCTATGCATGCTTCAATAAGAATTTTTAATTCTCTTACTTTCAATTCATCTATTTTGTTTTTACACTGATGGTTTCTAATTTTAAGAATGTTCTGAGCATGACTTACTCCGAAAACTACTATTAAACATGCAGCTAATTTTAAAACAATTGTAACAATTGAACAAACAGTTTTACCATCTTTTGGTACTAAAGCTTTTCCTATTAGCATAGTTAGTATAATTGCACCAGCTATTCCTAAATGTATCATTTTGATATCATTAAAATATTTATTTGATTTATCAATACTTGCTTTTAAATTTGCATCTATTTCTTCATCAGGGCACGGGTCGAAACTAGTGGCGATCATCGACATATAAAAATGTACGAATCCCATACCTAATACTAGAACGACAGCCCATACAAGATGTAACATTGAACTAAATGCATACTTTTCACCCATATATAATATACTTAGATAATAGTTTTAAAAAATTAACTTTCTCCAAAAATTAATTCCCAAATATAACTTGTATAACTTTGATTAGCTTTAGCAAAATGAGGATGTTCTTGAATTAATTTATAAAAAATAGTTTCTCTTCTCAATTTAGCATCATTAACTGCATCTTGTAATATTCTAATTTCTTCTTCTACTTCAAAAAGTTTTGGATGTGCTGGTTGGTTTCCCATTACTATTATACAAGTTAATATTTTTCATAATTTTCTTCTACAAATTCCTTTAATTTTTTATTTTTCTTTTTTCTTTTCTTTTTTCTTTTTTTTTTCTTCTTAATTTTAAGTTCTGGTATTGGTTCTGGTTCTGGTTCTGGTTCTTCTGAGTGTATTGACATTATTTCTTCTTCTTCTGAATCTACAACTTCCTGATTAATATTATCAATCATCTCTTCATCTATGATACTCATTAATTATATATCATTATTTTTCTTATATCTGTTAAAATATATCTTTAACGTTTTTCTAATAGCTTTAGAAAGATGAATTTCAAAAATTTTACTTAATTTTTTCCAACCGAATGTAGTTATTTCTACGTCATCTTCTGGTAATGTATTTATTTCATAATCTGAATTAACATAAATAATATAAAAAGTATATTTTATGTCTCTAACCCTCGTTACTATTTTTAAGTCATCTGACAGTTCTTCTTGTGTAATTACGCTTCCTGTTTCTTCTTTAAATTCTCTAATACATGTTTCTTTATCAGTCTCTCCTTCTTCTTTTTCCCCTTTAGGGAAACCAAAACATTTATTGTAAGATTGAGTAACCCATATACTATTCCCCTTTATTATCATTAATCCTACTTTTTCTCTCCTAGCTTTTTTTGTCCATTTTCTTTTCCAAAACTCTGGAGGAATAGCACGGTTGCTATGTACGAGACCACATTTACATTTCTTCCAAGTAACTTCTTCCCAATAGAAGTGATTTTTAATTTTTCTACCTGAAGCTTTATGTGTAAAGTGAATATCACACATTCTAATAATAATAGAATCATTTTTTTATATTACTCGGATAATTATAAAAATAAATATAACTACTTTTTGTATAAAAGATGTCTAGTGATGAATTTATGGTCCCTTCAAATGAAAACAATATTGTAAAATATGGTATTGTAGGAATAGTTGCTGTAGTAGTTTTAGGAACTATATACTGTTTTATGACTAAAAAACTTATGTTTAAAAATAAAAAACCAACAAAAAAAGTTGAAAAATTTCAACCTGTAATGATTGATTACAATAGTAAAGTAGAAACAATTATACAAGAACTTATGAAAGGTCAAGGATTGTATACAAAAAACAATAAATTTATTATACAAAACATAAAATCATCTAATAATCCAGTTTCACCTGAAGTTCTTTACAAAAGTTACGAAAAAATGCATCCTTTTACAAGAGATGAATTAGTTCGTAAAATAAGAAGTTTGTTAGCTAGTCAAGGATTAATTGATAAACTAAAAGGTAAAATAAGTGAAATTTTTTCAAATAACGAAAAACAAATTAACGACCAACAGTTAAATACCATAGCTTTAAGAATTTCTCAGGAAAAAGACGGGGGAGAAGATTTTCTTAAAACGTGTGCCTCTATTTCAAGTCAAGGGCCTGTTCCAGTAGGAGCAGAATCCCCTACTGATAAAATCATTACTAAACTAATGGAATATGGTGGTATGGATTAATTGAGTTAATAATATTTCTTTTATACAAAAAGTATAAGAAAAATAGTATTACAAAACACAACTATTAGTATTCTTTTCCTTTAGATTAACCCACCATTTACCTTTAACTACGTTATCTTGTACAATATCTATTGTCAACCCGAGTTTATTATAATAAATATCACAAGACGCTAGGAAACTATTATTTTGAAAAAATCTACTACATCTAAAATAAATTGGTCTAACTTTTTTTTTTATTTTACAAAATGTATGAGGAATTTCCGTGGTGTTGTCTAAAATAACAATATCATCTCTTTCATGTTTCAAATCGTGAAACCAATTTATAGTTCTATCTTCTTTGTTTTCATTCCATAATTTCTTTAATGTTTCTACAGGTAGACAAACAGCTTCTTTTACTTTTTTAAAAGCTTCATCCATTGCTTTCTGAAATACTTCTTGCCTTTTTTTTTTTATTTCATCGTTTATCATTTAATTTAAATCAATTTTAAAAAAAAAATAAAAATACGAATAATAAAATATTGTAACTTAATAATGGATTACGGTGAAATTAATAATTATTTAAAACAAGCTATAAATAACAAAATAAGACAATCAACGTCACCGGATAAAGAAATGTTTAAATATTTTAAAAATAAAATAGAAAACCATACAATACATGAGTATAAATTTTTACATTATTTAGATAATATTCCTATAGATGAGGATATGTGTGATATGGAAGATAACTTCTTAATATCTTGTTATAATGAATATATGTATCAATTCAGAAATAATACTCTTCATCCTAGTATGTCTATTTCCAGTAAAATTTCTAAAGACTTTAAAAAAAGTATTTATTCTTTTAAACCAATTCCGTTTAAAAAAACTAAAGTAGCAGTAGCAGGATTTGGAAAGAAATCATAGATTATTCTTAATTATTTTTAAAACTTTATTTAAAGTAGGATTACAAATCTGAATTACTTTAGTAATTTTCTTTTTTGAAGGAACTTTAAGTTTTTGTTCCACTTTAATAACATGTGTAATTACACCTGCTATACCTGATTTAGGAGCTACTTCTTCTAATTCTTCTTCTAATTCTTTGTGAATTTCTCTACATCTTTTAGATAATTTCAGAGGCAATCCTAGAAGACTTAAGTATCTAGTTATTAAGATAGCTGTATTATCTTCTTCTTCTAATAAATTTTTATATTTAGTTTCTTTAATAAGATCTCTAAAAATAGGTTCTCCTTTAGTTATATCGCTAACTGGGATACCCATAATTTTAGCTACTTCTTCACGGCTTCTAGGGGCATTACAAACTCTAAATGCAGACAACAAACAACAAGATATTATTCCTTTTCTAACTCCTCCTCTATTTGTTTTTTTAGATTTCATTAACTCTCCCCAAATTCTTTTTGTATTATTTACAACACTGTCAGTAATACCATGTGTTTGTGCTTTATCCATTAACATTTTACTTACATTCCAAAAAGCTCTCTGTTTACTGTTAAAATTTGTTTTGTGTATTATTTTATTTTTTCCACTTTTTAATGTAATTATTATAGCATTTGAACCTGATTCATCAAATGGGTTATTTGGATCAGTCCACCCAACTCTTGAATTATCTTTAAACACACCTTGTTCATTTGAATAATTATTCCAGTCTTTTTCGACGGCCATTCTTAATATTTGAATTTCTCCACAAACAGAACAAACAAGACTACCATTAGTCGTCTTGTGAATGAAATCTTCACTTGTTCCGTCACAATATTCTCCTTTACAATTTTGTATAAATTCCATCTTGTCCATGTAGAGTCTATTCATCTTATACTATAATAATTTGAAAATAATAAGAAAATTTTTACGCTTTTTTTCACTTTTGAATGTTAGGATCCCACCAAATTGTTCTATTATGAGGACCAAGTTCTGCTACAATACTAGGGTTATCTTTTTGAGCATAAGCTTTTAAATTAAAAGTATACTCTCCTTTATCTTCATAAATTCCTTTATACGTTCTCACAGAAACTCCATTTGAAAGATAACTTTCCATTGCTATTCTACATGCATTCTCATAAATCTTGAGAATTTCAGAATTAGACACTTCTTTAAGGGTTACCCAAGGATTTATTTTTGATGCGTATAAAATTTCCGAAAGTAAGTAATTTCCTATACCTGAAGTGTATCGTTGATTCATAAGAAATTTACACACATTCATTTTTTGACTTTTCTTTCTGAAAATGTGAAAAAAATCTGTTATTTCTAAATTCTCCAACCAACTAGGTCCTATTTTATCTAATTTTTTTTTTAATTCTTCATTTGAAAAACAAAACTTTAAAGTTCCAAAACATCTAGTGTCTGTGAAGAAAAAATTTCTACCTCCCTTAACAATAAATTCTTGATGACTATGTTTCTCTTTAATAAATCCCCATTGTCCTGACATACCTAATGTATTCCACATTGTAAAATTATCAAATTGAAACCAAATAAATTTTCCTTTACAGTGTACACTTTTAAGTAAGCATGGAAATTTAATTTTACTAAATCCTTCTGGTGGTCCGTGTCTTTGATATCTTCCACTATTAATTTTAATACCTTCTATAATACATACATTATCTGTAACATATTTGTTGAGTTGGTCAACCACGTGTTTAACTTCTGGTCCTTCAGGCATACTAATTGTAATAGAAAACATTCTTTAAATATTTTTTATTAAAATTATTATTAAACTAACCTAGTCTTCTGTTTTAGGAGCAAGACAAAATTTTAATGAACCTAAATTAGCTACTGAATAAAGTAGAATAAGAGGATAATTTTGTCTAATGAAAATTTCAATGGTACTACACAGATTAGTAGACTTTGTAAAAAGATTAATGTATTTTAAATCAAATTCTCCTTCTACTACTTTATTTTCTTCCATTTGTTTAGAAAATGTTAAACCATTAACAGTTTCACCAATTTTAATACTTTGTTCTGCAAAGTCTCCTTTAACTGAGAGTACAAACTCTCCGTTAGTACTTGTTATTTTTAATATATTATGCAGTGGTAACATATCTCTACATAATTTTTGGAAATCATTACTTTGCATGGTAATAACACTATCGAATTCTACGTCAGGGATTTGAATAACATCTTCATTGATGTCTAAAAGATTAAGATAAGAAACTATTTGCATTCCTTTATCTTTATTATCAATCTGAATACCTAAACGGTTAGGATCAGATTTTTTAATGAACATACAAAGTGTATCATTGGTTCCTATAGTTTTTAATAATTTAAAAAGACTTAACATATTCACTCCAACTTGTTGAGTTCTTTCACAAACCCACTCTTCAAAACTTGAAGCAACTAATTTAAGATGTACTAATGCTACTTTGGTACCATCCATAGCCATAATTTTAATTCCATTTTCGTGAAATGTCATATTGACATCATTTAGTACTTCTTTTAATGCTTCTACTAATGTTCTTATTGCAGAACTTTGCACTGTTTTGAAATATACACTATACTCACTCATTTAATTATTAAATGATAAGTATTTATTTTTTTAAACGATTTACTTAGTGTTAAAAACTAAGCTGGATAATGAAAAAGATGTATTCCATATTATTTTTTCATTTTCTTTATATTTAATAATGTGTTCTTTATCAAATTGGTCAATGATAACAAGGTCTGTGTATTTATCTTTTGGGTAATTGACAAATACATCTTTGATTAAAGTATCTTTGATATTTTCTTTGTCTGTATAAAAATTATCTTTAGGACCACTGTAACTCATAATAATATCTTTACAATCTTCTTGTTTTTCTTTCTTTTCTTTTAATTTCAAATAGCTTGTTTTAATTTTTTTTTCAGTTGCTGGGTGTTTTTTTATTTCTTCTGGTGTATAAACTGGGAATACAATTTTGTCAGTATACATTACTGAATACATTTCATTATTCATCCAATAATTAATTTGTACGTAATCTCCTTCCTTATCTAATTTTTTAACATTAACATGTTCTTCTCCTAAATATTCTTTAATGTTATTGTATTTTTCGGTAATTATAAGTGCATCATTTTTTTTGATAATGAAAACATTATCTATTTCATTGTCTTCTGGTTTCCTAATTTCTAATTTTTTTTCTTCTTTAAGATGAAAAGTATCAGATATAAATCTGTTGATACAATCCTTATAACTCTGAGATAACATTTGATAAATAAATAAAGTACTTACTGCTGCGAAAATATACATGATAATAATAATATATATATTTTTTTAAGTAATAAACTTTATTTAAAGAAATATCCATAAAATACATAATGACTGAACCAGTCAAAAAGAAGAGAGGTCGTAAACCGAAACCAAAACCCGAGAATGAAGTACCTAAAGTTAAGAAAAAAAGAGGAAGAAAGCCAAAACCTAAAACTGAACCTGAAGTTCCTAAAGTTAAAAAAAAGAGGGGTCGTAAAAAAAAATGTGATATAGATGCTTTAAATAAAATAACAGGATATTCTAATATAGGGGAAAGTATTGATATGGTAGATAATAAAATAAATTTTTCAGAGTGTGATAACAATTTAGATGAGAATCTTCCATCTCAAAAAATATCTTTTGGTAATCTTTCTATTATAGTTCAAAATGCAAAAAAAGATGATCCTAAAGAAATACAGAAAAAATTTTACACTTCTGATACCAATAATCATTCACATCTTGTTGAAGACAAAAAGCAGATTTGTTCTTTAAATTTTTCAGATTCAGAAGAAGAATCTGACTCAGAAGATGAATACGAAAAAAAGAAAAAAAAAATTCGTCTTCCTAAGAGAATAAACAAAGACATTAAATTTATAGGTATTATGAAACATTATGAAAACATTAATGATTCAAAAGGAAAAGACGTACCAAAAAAAACTAATTTATTATGTTGGTATTGTAGTCATTCTTTTAAGACTCAACCTTTATTTCTACCTATTAAAAAAAATAAAGATAGATATAAAGTATGTGGTAATTTTTGTAGTTGGGGATGTATTAAAGCTTATTCTACCAGGAATTGTCAAGGTAAATATAATAATTTATTACAAACATATTTTAAAGAACTTACTGGTGAAACTTTTTTAATTAAATCTAATCCTCCTTTTCCTATGTTAAAAGCATTCGGTGGAAATATGACTATCACTGAATATAGAAATATTTCGCCCGAAAAATTTTATATAATTATGAAACCTAATATTTATTATACTAGGAATACTGTTGTAAGATTAGAAAGCTACTAACATTATTAGTAAAAGAATTATCATACAAATAGCAAATGTTATAACATAACAAAGACATTCTTGTATTGTTTTAAGATTGTTTAATATAAAATTTCCTTTACCAAAGTATTCCCTTCTATTTATATAAAAGGGTGTTGGACTTCTATGAATATTAGGTTGATTAACATAATGATTTTTAGACTCAACTGGCCATGGGTATCTTGGGGTACTTTTAGTACTCGTATTAGAATTATTCATCATATTAATCATATTTTGTTTGTACTGTCTACTATTTTTTACTTGATTAGAATAAGTTGGGACATTGACAGCTTTATTATCATATACGTCATTGTAATGATTATGAAAGGCAACATCTAACGGAGCTGGCATTATCTAAATAGTTAAAATATTTTTTTTTTCGTAATTTTATTTAAAAAATTAAATAATTATTAATTAAATGTCTTCAAAAAAGAAAAAAGGTACAAAGAGGATAAAAGTTATTGAATATAGGACTTTAGAAAATAGAAAAAATGAAGTAAAAGAACTTATAAAAGAACTCACTAAATTTGAACTAAACATGAAATATGAACCTGTGCAAAAACTGTACAAAGAATTCAAAAAATACATTGATACCGGAGAAAGAATAATTATTAACATTCCATTTCCAATGATTAATAGAAGAATTAAAGGAATTTTATCTAACACTGTTAATGAAAAAGTGACAATTGCATTAAAGCATGAAAAATTTTAAGATTTTTTATATTTACTAGCTGTTTTTTTAAGGTCTTCAAATACTAATGATTGTTTATCTTGTTGTGTCTTAGCTAAATTTTTATATTGTTCATTTAATTCCTCATCATCTTCAATTTCTTCACTTTCGCTACTACTACTTTTTTCATTATCTTCTTGTCTCCAATCAATAAAAATTACACCATGGCTGATAAGATTTGCTTTAAATCCTTTTTTTATCAATATTTTACAAATTTTCATTCCTAATTTATTTGCATCATAAAGTGGAAATCCAAACATTATATTAGGAATTTCAAAAGTACAATATTCTTTATCTTGAACTGCATAAAACTCTATTTTTTTCTTAATTTTTTTCATTATTTGTTTGATTATTTCTTTTTTTCTTTCATTCTTATGTTTTTTTATTTTTACGATACTGTTAACGTTAAAGTCACTCATCTTAAAAATAACAAAACATTTTTTTAAACGATTATTCTCGCACTATAAAAACATTTTTGTCCTTAGGGGTTGGTAGTTTAATACCTATACAATCCTTTCCAGGATTTTCAACATCCCACCACTGATCTCCAATAGTCATAATAAGTTTACACTGTTTACTTAATTTTTCTCTGAGTTGTTGTTTAAATTTAATATTAGTACCTTTGTATTTGTCACAGTATATTAAATCATAGGGGATATTGTACGCATTAAGATTAGCTATTGTAGCTTTTTCACTACTAGGTGGTCTAGCTGTTATTATAATTATGACGTACCCATTTTTTTTAGCTAATCTAGCTACATTACATATTTGTTCTATAGGTGGTAAATAAAAAATAGGTTCTCTATTCTTTGTATATTCTACCACATTTATTTCAAATGGTTTGTATGGTCTAGTATACGCTAAAGTATCATCAAAATCAAAAACTATAGTCCTATTTTTCACTCTTTTATTTTTTAATATTTGTTTTTTACAAAAATTTTCAACCTTTTTAAGATCTTTGATATACAATCCTTTTTCTGGATAGCCTTTATAATAATTAACATTACTTATTTTCTTTCTATTAATACTTTTAAAATTTTCTTTTCTCGGAATACACATTAATAGAAATAAAAATAGAATAAGTATACATAAAACAAAATCATTGTTTTCCATTATTTACTAATAACGTACATTATTTTTCAGTCCTAAAAGCGAAATCTTTTAACATTTCATCCTCTGCTTCTTTAAAAGCTACTTTCTTTTTCTTTTTTTTCTTTCTTCTTCTTCTTCTTTTCTTTTTCCCTAGTGTAATACTTATTTCTTTAAATTCTCCAGATTCTTTATCAGATTCTTCTATAGATTCTTTATCACCTAAAATGTTATTTAATTCTTGTTCGATATCATTTAATAATTTTTCTTCAACTTCTTTGTCTTTTATTTTGGATTCTTCTTTATTTTTTAATAGTTCTTCTTCTCCTATTTCAACATGTTCATATTCTGATTCATATTCACTGAGACTATCAACACTTTCTTCACTAATATTCCTTTTTCTTCTCTTTTTTTTACCTCTTCTTTTTTTCTTTTTGGTTACACTAGAATAAGTAGGTTTTTCTAATTGAGAAATACTTCCGCTAGATACTTTTTTCTCAATTGTACAAAAATTTACACACAACCCTTTTGTTACCATATCATAATGCATATTAAATATTCCATTATTTCCCCATGATTCTCCCCTAGAATCCATAATTTTTAATATTTTCTTTTCATCGTTGTAACCAATAATCAATCCTGTTCTTCCACCTAATAATTTCCCTTTAGATTTTGGGGGAACTAGAGGTTCTAGTGTAGTATTCCAATTAGGATCGTCATATTGCTTTGGGACAGAAAATCCACAGATTATAGGTCTTCTTAAAGTTAAACAAGCTTTAATTTGAGTAAGATCTGATTTAATAATTTTGTACATAAATCCTTTAAAATTTTTTGATTCTTCATAAACTTCACTATTAGGTACTTCATTTAGTTTAACGGTGTTGTAATTTTCTTGACTACATACACCTATTTTATTTAAACAATTTATATTATCTCTAATACCCACGAAAGAGTCATAATTTTCTTTTCCTTCAAGATATCTTGTGTTATAGTATAAAAAAGAAGGTGAAGCATTAAATCTATTACCAGATACTCTTTCTTCTTCAAAATTTATAGCAGAAGCAACAGTACACGAAGAATTCATTCCTGTATTTCTATCATCGTAATAATTATGAAAATATTTACCAAGATTTATTTTATGTTCTATTCTATCGATAACGTGTTCTGGAAAATCTACAACATGGTCTCTATTATCGGGTAAATCTGGTTTCCACCCAAATTTTGAAGGTCTAATGTGAGAAGCATTTTGTCGAGTTTGATTATTACCCATTATAAAATTATACAATATAAAAAAAATATTATAAATGACGCAAAATGCGTTTCTACTCTATATAGAAAAAATTAGTTAATACTAATGAAGATAGTTTCCTTTGACGTGGGTATTAAAAATTTATCATTTTGTATAGTAGATGAAAAGGAAAAAATAATTAAATGGGAAAATATAAATCTTTCAGATTCTCCAATAAGAGGAGATAAACAAATAGCTTTGATATGTGAACTTGATAATAGACCATGTTTATTAGATGCTGATATTATTCTAATTGAAAAGCAACCAAGATTTAATCCTACGATGAGAGTAATGGGTGGATGTATTAAAACTTATTTTTTAATGAGGGGAGTTATTGATAACAGTAAAAAAATGAAAGTTTTGGAATATAGTCCTAAACATAAATTACAATGTTATGAAGGACCTAAGGTTGAAGTTACAGGTTGTAATCAGTACGTCAAAAATAAAAAATTATCGATAATATATTGTAGAAAAATGATAAAATTTGAAGACCAGAAGTTTATTGACTTATTTAATGTTTCTAAGAAGAAGGATGATTTAGCAGATAGTTATCTACAAGGGATTAGTTATTTAAGGTATAGTTTACAAAAGAAAACAGGAAAAATAGTAGCTAGGAAACCTACTAAGAGGCAAATTAAATATCATAAATTTTCTAAATCTAACTTAAAATATTTAGGCCTAGAGATTATTAATAAACCTGTTGTAAAAGACATTTCTCATTTTTTTGGTCAAGTTGAAAAAACTAAGAAAGAGCTATTAGGAGAATGGGTTGAAAGTGATAAATGGATAAAAAAAAATATAGATAAAAATTATGATAGTTTAGAATCATATATGAAAGACCTTAATCTTTAAAAATATTAACAAATTGTTCTTTGTTATTTATAAGAGTATTTTTATAAACTTTTCTTAAATTCCAACCAAGAGCAATTTCATTTTTATTATCATCTATACACGCTAGCAAAGTACGAAGACTTACCCATTGGATATCAGTTTTTTCGAGTATATATTCATTTACCTTAATATATTTAAGATAATCTAAAGTTTTTATAAAAGATTTTCTCATATTTTCATTAAAATCTATTTGAATGACATACATATAATAAGGTGAACCATTTAGTGTTTTACTTTTTATTAAAAAATAATTTCTTTCATTTGAAAGAATTTCTCTCAAGTATTTTTTTTCTATAACAGAATTATAAGTTTCTTCATAAAATTCTCTTATTGCAGTTTCTTTTGCATCTTGATTATCTTTTACTTCTACTCTTCCTCCAAAATCAGACCATGACATTTGACGATCTTTCCCTAAAAGAAAATATACATTTCCTTTATTATCTTTTCCATAAGGAAGTATACCTGCACTATAAATGTTATTCTTTTTATTCCAATTGTTATTATTCCAGTTATTGTATTTCCTAGGGAATCTTCTATTAAATGTTTGTTTCATAATTAATTGAATAAATCATTTTTTTTTAAAAGTATGAACGTTAAAATACTTAAAAATTGCGTTTCGTATAATAGTATAAAATACTAGGTATTAATAATGAGTGATATTAAACTAGTGAAAGGAAATAAAAAAAAATCAGTAAAAGTTGCTGGACCTTCTGTATTAAAAGGTGTGTCCTATAGTTCAGATAGTGACGAAACCGTAGATATGGAGAGACCTAAAAAACAAAAGAAATATAGAAAAAGAAAAAATCTATCTTCTGATAGAAATCAAATTTACAATTCAAATTTTGCTAATTTAGCTAATACAAGAAAAAGTTTACCACCACAACAACCAGATATTCAAGAAAGTGAATATACCGCTAGTGATTCTGATATAAGTAGTCAGTATAGTGCTTCAGTTAGTTCCAAAAGTTCTAGGAGTTCCATGGGTTCTAGGAGAAGTAGAAAAAACAAACAAAACTTTTTTGCTCAACCTTCAAGTGTTCCTACACAGCCACATATCTCTAGTTCAGAAAGAGATAAAGAAAAACAAAAAATGTTGTTAAAACTTTACGAATATCAAACAAAAGGTGTTAAACTTTCTAAAAGATTCACACCAGAATCTTCTTACGCAGAAGTTAAATTAGAATACGATATGCAAAATAAAATGTTGTCAAATCGTTCTGCTGTAGCATTCTCAAGAAAAATGCTTATGGCAGCTGTAACTGGATTAGAATATATGAATGGAAGATTTGATCCATTTAATATTAAATTAGATGGATGGTCTGAATCAGTAATGGAAAATATAGGAGACTATGACAAAATATTTGAAAGACTAGCTGAAAAATATTCAGGAAGAGGTGAAATGGCTCCTGAACTGGAATTAATGTTTAGTTTAGCAGGAAGTGCATTTATGTTCCATTTGACGAGTAGTTTTTTCAAGAGCTCTAGTGGAGGAGGTATAGAAGGAATGATGAGAGGAATGATGAATCCAGCAATGATGAAAGGAATGATGGGAGGAATGAATAGAGGCACAGAAAATCCAAATGCACCAGGAGGTCCTCAAATGGCAGGACCTAATTTTGACGTAGGTAATCTAATGAAGAATATTATGAGTCAAACCAAAGGTATGATGAATAATCCAAACTTTAACATGCCTCAACAACAACAACAACGAACTCAACCAGATATTCAAGAAATACCAAGTGTACCTAATCCTATGAAAAGACCTTTAAGTACCCAACAAGCTTCATCTGTTGTTTCTGATGGAGAAGATAGATTTTCCATAGCTGACACTGCTATGTCTGATGAAAGTGATATTAAAAGTGTTACTATCGCTGATGGTAAAGGAGGTAAAAAATTAGGAAGATCTATTAAAATTTAATCTTCTCCTCTAGCCCCTTTAAATTTAGCTTTTAAAGCAGCTGCTAAAGGATGAGCACTATGTGTACTTCTCCTTCTGACATGTTCTTCAGTATCTACATTTGTAGTAGGTTTTGAAGAAGATTTCTTTTTTTTGGTTATATTAATTCCATATTTTTTTTCAAGTTCTTTTGTTGCGATGTTTTTTTTTATTTTTTGTTCTTCTATAACCAAAGATATTTTATTATGTTCTTCCATTAGTTTGTAGTATTCTTGAAGATATTTAGTTTCATTTTTCAATTCTTCTATTTTTTTGTTTTTGTTTTCATTTTCTTTCCTATTTTCCTCTTCTTTTATTTTTTTATTATAGTCATCTTCTGCTTTTTTTATATTTTTATTTACATTTTCTATAATAGCATTAAACTTTTTTAAATTTGCACCCATGTCAGATAACATTGATGAAAAATCGTTGTCAAAATTTGATATTTTCTTAGTAAATTCTTCTTGTTTTGCTTTTTGTGTATGTACAGTATTAAATATCTCTTTTATTTTTTCACAACTATCTTTTAGTTGATCAATAACTTCTTTAGAATATACTTCAGAGTTAGACATATAATAATAATCAATATATTTATAATTCGTTTAAAGTATTTAAAAATATTTATTTATTATGTTTATAATGAGCGAAAAGAAATCAGTAGAACAACAAACACAACCAGAACAAGTAGGTATCACTTTGAATGACATAGCTAATGTTGTTAGAATTATCGATGTAGCATCCCAAAGAGGAGCTTTTAGGGGACCTGAATTATCACAAGTAGGGACTGTACATGATAGACTCATGAAATTTTTGGAAGCAAACCAACCTAAACAACCAGTAGAAGATGGTAAACCTAAGGCTACTGATGATGAATCTAAAGGAGACGATGAAGTAGATAAATTAGACTAATTTAAAAAATGACTTAACAGATATTTAATTTAAATATTAATTAAGTTTTTTTATATAAAAAAGAGTATTTATAATTAGTAATGTTAGATACTATTTATTTTAACGGAGGTTGTATAAGAGGTATTGGGTATATAGGATTTTTACATTATTTTGAAAAGAATGATTTAATAAAAGATATCAAAATAATGAGAGGTACAAGTATGGGTGGATTAATCCTAGCTTTTTATTTAATAGGATACAGTCCCATATCTATGGTTAAAAAATTATTAGACATAGATTTAAAAGAAGTGGTAGATATGGAATTTTCTAAGATATTAACTAGGAGTTCAGTTTTAGAAGGTAAAGGAATAAAAAATATACTTAAGAAATTTATGAAATGTAAAAATTGTAAGAATATAACTTTTTCACAACTTTACAAAAAAACTAATATTCATTTCACAGTAACTGGAAGTGATGTTGTTAATTATAAAAGTGTAAATTTTAATCATGAAACTTTTCCTGATATGAAGTTAATAACTGCATTAAGAATAACTTCTGCTATACCATTCGTATTCCCACCTATTAGGTACAAAGACGGATTGTATACTGACGGTTGTTTATTTGACATGTTTAATCAAGATTATGATAATGATAATTTATTATACGTGTGTATAAGTGATTATAAAGAAACAATGGAAGAAAATACTCCTCTTTATAAATTTGGACCAATGGTAATAGGAGGTTTATTTAGGTACTTATCAGAAATTATGTTAAATAAATGTAAGAACAGTATTGAATTACAACTAAATGCTGATATAAATAATTTGGATTTTGGAGCAAATAATGATACAATAATTTCTTTATTTAATCAGGGTTATGAATCTACTCTTTCTTACTTTGATGAAAAAAAGCCTCAAGAGAACATTTCTTAGGAGGTTCTTTATATTTTTTATTTTTACTTTCTATGTATTTCATATATTTATGTTGTTTTAAAATTTTCTTTTGGTTTTTAGTTGTTTTTACTTCTTTTCTTTTTTCTTCTTTCTTTTTGTATAAAATAGAAAGATCAAAATCTTCATCTGACGAATATTCTATATCTGACATATATTTGTATTCATCAGATATTTTCCATTTAAGTTTTCTATATCCTTTTGTAGTCTTTGTACTATATTTTTTATTATTTAGTATAACATTTACTAAAATACCTTTATTTATGCATACATTAAGTGTATATTTGAGAGTAGTATCATAATCTTTGTTACTGAAACAAACTACTAAACCAATAGGTACTATATTTAACATTCTATCTATTGTTTCTTGAGTATCCTTTTTTATAAACGCACATCTTAAATTATTATTAAGACAATATCTTTTAATTACACGTCCTATAAAATCATTTTTACAATATAAAATATAATTAGATTTAATATTTTTTTTTAAGTATTCTTCTATTTTTTCTTCATTATTATAGTCTTTATGACATAAAAAATATACGTACATATAATTCATAATATATTCTTTTTTTTATATTCTAAACCTTCAAATATTTTTTCTGTATATTTGAAAGATTCAAAAGGGTTATCTTCAAATTTTTTTGTATTTTTCCAATATATATAAATACATAAAGAATCAGCTATATCATGTTTTCTTATTAAGTTAGAATATCTTTCATATCTTTCTAAATATGTCCTAGCGAATTCAACAGTTTTCATTTTTCTATTATTATAATCTAAATGGTCTATTCCTATGTATTTATGCATTTTAATTGGAGAAATAAGAATACATTTTTTAGTATAATGGTATAGTATAATTTCTTGGACAGCTACAATTCCTGAAAAAGGTTGTCTTTCTATAAGAATGAAATCTGCTGATTTAAAATAAGGGATATTTTCAAATAAATTTGTCATATAAACAGCAATACATTTTTGTTCATTTTCTTTCCTTAAACTAGTGATGTCAATATTATTAAAATCCTTCAATTCTTCATTATCCCAAAAAGTGAAAGCAAAATTAATAATACCTATATCAATAGATAGAACTTTCATTACATATTATTAATATTATTTTTTAAGTACGTTCTTCGATAAATAACCCATTGGAAACTCTTTGTGGATTTCCAATTTTTTCTTTGAATTTGTAATGTAATGTTCAATAGTGTTAAGAATGCTTTGATGACTAACTATAAGTATATTTAAATTCGTATCATAATATCTAATTAAAAGTTTAGTACAAAAATTTTTAACTCTTTCTTGAAGATCTTTTAAAATTTCATAGAAAGGAATATTAGATAAAATAGGAATATAATCTATGTTAATTATTTCTAAGAAGTCAACTGGATGAGACATTCTCTCTTTTGATTCATTATATGGATATTCTCCTAAAGCACAATCAATATTAATAAGTTTATTATTTTTTAGACAAAAAGGTTCTATCGTTTGAATACATCTTATAAAAGGACTGGAAAAAATTTTATCAATATTCAACTTTTCTAACTGTTCTATTTTATCTAAAGAATTTTTTTTACCATTTTCTGTCAATTCTGTATAAAATCCAGTTTCTTGTGGTCTTTCTTCATGCCTTAGGAGAAATAATTTCATAATATAATAAAATATTTTAAAAATATTTAATTACATAAAGAAAAAATATCATTATTAATTAAGGAGGAATGTATAAACTAAATTATATATTAAAACAATTGGATGACTATAAATTACCCGATTTGAAAAAAAAAGGAAAAAGTCTTAAGATAAACAAGTGGTATAGATTAAAAAAAAAAGTTTTACTTGACACTATTAAACAAGAATTAGCTTCTAAAAAAATACAAAAAGCTTTTAGAATTTATAAAGGTATGTATTCAGATTTATGCCCTATTTCTTTAAAATCTGTAAGTTATCCCTGTTGGATGTTTAAAACAAATACAAAATGTGTGTATTATAATCTCGTAGATTTAGTTCAATATCTAACAGTTAGTGGAAATTTTAGAGACCCTATGACTAGGGTTGAATACTCTACTAAAGACTTAACGTCTATGGATACTACTATGGCTAATATGAAAATGAAACATAAAAGCCTTGTTTCTCTTAAGAAAAATCCAGATTTTTACAGAAGAAAAAAAATGAGAGAAGAAACAATAAATACTATTAGTGATCAAATCAGAGAAATAATATCTCTTATGAGAGATAAAATAGAAGATATACCTAGAACTACACAACTAGATATGGAACTTAATTTAAATTGTGTTTTTTACCCTAACCTTAAAACTCTCTTCAGAAATTTATCAAATCGTTCAAGAAGAAAATGTAAAGAAAGTTTTGAAGATTCAACAGAACTTATCTTAACTACAAGACAAAGTAATCCTTTTTCCACAATTTTTATTAAACAGATTACGAGTTTCTTAAACCGAGAAAAGAGAAAATATTTCGTTTCGTAACTTTTTTTTTTCAAATTTTTGTATATAAAGAAACCATATAAAGAAATTGGTATCTTTATATATAAAATGACAGAGTGTAGTTTATGCGAACAAAAAAATGAAGAATGTTTTTGTCAAAATTATTGGCAATCATTCGAAGATGATTTACTAAGTATAAAATTCCCAGAAAATGAATTTGTAAGTTCTACAAGTTTAAAACCTTCTACAATTACAGTTTGTTTTAACATTAATACTAAGATTAATGTTAAAAATGTTGTTAAAACTTTTGAAGATAATTATAAACAACATGATGTATTCCAAACAATTAAGTACAAAGCAGGTACTAAAAAATCTAAAGATAAAGCATTGAATGATGCTTTTTATAATCAATGTTCTATGGTTCTTTCTATAGAAGATGATGAAAGTAAAATACAAAAACAAAAAAGTAAAATTAATGTATTTGTCTTCCCAAATGGAAGTTTTAGAACAGTAGGTTGTAGAACTATCAAAACATGCGCTATTATGATTAATGAGTTAGATTGCTTTTTTAAATATAATAAAAATCTTGTTGAGAGTCCTTCTCAATATTCTTTAAAAGACATAAGAATAAGTATGATTAATAGTGATTTCAAGATATCAAGAAAAATTAAACAAAGAAAATTATTCAATCTTCTAAAAGGATGTACAATAGAAAATGGTGGAAATCTAAGATACAATAATTTTAACCCTGATAAATATCCAGGGATTAATCTTAAGTATATCAAAGATACTACAAAAGTAAATTCAAGTGATAAATTTACAAGAAAAGGTAGAAAGAAAATTGACGGTGAAGTTTCAATATTGATTTTTAGATCCGGTAGTATTATTATTACCGGATATAAAAAACCAACAGAAGCAAAAGATGCTTTTGAGTATATTTCAAATATTCTTATTCAAAACCAAGAGGTTGTGTTATCAAAGGGGGATTAGATATTTGACGTTCTAGTATTTTTTGACTTGTGTTATCTACGTCAGGACATAGACCTGGCCATACACAATATTTTTTACCATCAGAATGCTCTATACATCTTGACCATCCATCAACATCTTTGTAACCACAATCTTTATCATCTTTACAATGAATAATTGGTTCTTCAATAGAATAATCCCACTCTGGAGGTTTCTTTAAGAAAACTTTTTTATCATTACACTCATAAGTCATCTGGCATTTTCCATAAGGTTGTTTTTCTTTACTTTTAGACCAATTATAATTACAACCCATATTATTGTTTATACTACCACTAGTGCTTCCATTGTAAACCATAGGTACGTTAGTTTTACCCCATTTATCAAATTTAATTTTACAATCTTCATCTTTAAGACATTTAAATTCTGGAGGTCTTACTGGGAAACTTTTTGTAACATGTTTTGAGAAATTCAATTCAGGAAAAATAGCATTTTGACACCTTAATCCATAATAATCTGTTCCTCCGCTTACACTTTGTGGTTTAAAAGTTCCACATATCTGACCTTCGTCGCACTCAGCTTCATTACCAGTGCATGGTTTATTCTTAACGTGCTCTTTTTTAAGAGCTATGTCTATTTGTTGTTGAGCTTTTTTTCTAACTATTTCAGTTCCTGCTGGAGTTTGTAAAAGTTTTCTTAATTCATTACCATCCATATTAAGTTCTTTCATTAATAAAGAATATAAATCACTTGATGGTGCAAAACTAGTGAAAGTTTGTGCTCCGTTTGACGGGCTATAGTTACTCATTAGTAATACTCATTATTTTTTTTTTGAGTATTATTAATTAGTAATAATAAATTTAATCTTCTTCATCATCATCATCTTCTTCACTGTCTTCTTCTTCTTCTGATTTTACAACTTCTTCTGATTTTACAACTTCTTGTTTTTTAGGTCTTGTTAGACTATGGATAAGTTTTGAAAAATTCATTTCTTGTTCCATTACTTTTTGTTGTATTGACATTAAATTAGTTTTTATTTGTACTATTCCTTTATTTGTTTTTTTGATACTCCATATTTCATTCATCATGAAAATTCCTAAAATAACGAGACCCACTATCGATCCTACGGATAAAAAAAATCCTAACCCTAGTCCTCCTCCTCCCGTTGGTTTTTTAGTTACTACTTTTGTTTCAGGTTTTGATTTACTTCTTCTACTACTTCTATGATGTCTATGAGATTGTACTGTTTGGGGTATTACTTCTACGTCTGACATATAATAATAACCCATAACTAAATTCAAAATAGAAAACGCATTATTTAACAAGTTTTTTGATTTTAGTAGCAAGTTTATTAACCTTTTTAACATTATAATCTACTTTTATAATATCTTTAGTCATATTAACCCATTTATGATATGGCTGTTTCCCTTTAGTTTGTACGAGTTTAACTATTTTTTCTTTTCCTTTTATTTTTCTTATTGTTCCGATCGGGAAATATGCAGCTTTTTGAATCATTAATAAAAAACAATATTATAATTTACAAAAAATTGTAATATAATTTTTAAAAAATCTAGTCATCATCATTTACAAGATATTATTAAAGATATTCATTAATCAATACTTACCTTTTAATTCAGGAATATACTGTGAAGTACTTATAAATTTTTTTTTTTCAATTGATTGTTTAGAGTCTTTTTATAATTTCCAAGAGATCTTTTTCTTCTAAGATATCTTTTTCTTCCATAAAATCCTCCACCTGTTATTATTAAAAATGCAACTACTGCAAATAGTAGTAGTGCCCAAATTGGTAAGTTTTGTTGGTTTAATATTGATTTTACTTCTTTTAAAGTTTTTTTCATACTTTCTTTTTGTGTTACAGACTTTTTCCCAAAAGCTTGTTCATCTATTAAAGCATTTGTTAATTTAGTATTATTTGCAAAACTTTTTAATGTAAATCCTGATTCCATTAAGGATTTATATGTTTCACCGTTTTTTGTACCTAAATACTGAAGAGTACCATTAATATTTTCCCTAGCATTACTCTCAAACTCATACTTCAAACTTTCTTTATAAGTATGGTGTCTTGTCATTAATTTAGCTGATTCTAATAAATTTTTAAGTTCTTTTGAATCAAATCCTATTTCTCCTAAATTCATTGAAACCGTAAGAATTTTAGAAAATACAGCAAGAATAGGAGTAACTATTTTTAATGTTTTTCTTTCCGGTGATTGTTTAATAGAATAAGAAACACTAATTCCAGGATTTCTTAACATTTTTTTAACGGTCTCAGGTTTATCTAATGAATTTAACAATGCTACATGAATATTTTCTTTTGACATTATAATTATTAACAATATATTTTTTAAAGTTAATTAGTCATCATCATCGTTAAATAAGTCTTGTACTATTTCTACTCCTTGAATCCAAGTACCTGTTTTATTCCTTCCAGAATAAGTATCTTTTCTCTTCATTCCGCGATGTACGGTTAGTTTCCTACTATCGAAGTGACATTGGTAAAAATCATTACACCACTTTTGTTTTCCAAGATTGTTCTCAACACAATGTTGATTAAACTGTGATTTGAAAGTAGTCATGAAAGACCATTTCTCAGGATTGAATTCTAACTTACCAGATTCAAAGAAATGTTGTAAAGCATTAGTATTCTCAGCAATATCTTTTTTAGTATCCTTAAAGTATTTTGGAAGAATACACCAAATATCTTCTTTTCCAAACTTTTTAACAGCTTCTAAATAAGCACAAGTACATTTCTTAATAATATAAGCCATCTCTGTACTCAATTTTTTAGGTAGTTGTGTATCACCTTTTTCAACTGCTTTTTTGAAAATGAAAACAATAAGCCTCCTAGAAATACTACCCTGGTTATCCTCATATTCAGGGGTTCTATTTCCTGCCATAATCCCTGGAACACTCCAATCATAAGCAGTAGCTGTTTTGTACTTCTCAGGGACAGATGTAGATTCTCCAGAAATCATAGTCTGAAAATCACACTGTTCTAAACCAAAATTTTGTTTAATCTCAGGAGCTACGAAAATAAATTTGTTTTTTAGAGCAGCTAAACCAAACTTCTTTTCACAATTATTAGAAAGTACACCTACATCTAGTGTATGATAAACCTTCTTTATAATTTCGTTTATTATAGTACTTTTACCACTCTTAGCCCTTCCCTTTAGAAATCCCATAATTTGCCATGTATCTAATTCATTAACTTCAAAAAGCATTCTGCCTGCTAAAATATACATCCACCTACAAACCTCTTCTGAAAATTCTTGGTAGTCTAAAATTTTTTGAAAATTAGGAGTAGGTATGTTGTACCAATCTTTAAGTTCTTCAAAATTATTAAATTCGAGATCGAAAAATTTACAACTAGTTACATCTGACACTATATCTAAACTAGAAAGTTTACCATCTTCTTTCGGGGCATGTGGGTACCATCTATCTTCAAATATAGGATCTTTTTCTGTACCTACATTAAAGTTAGTAATATAAATGCCATTTTTAAAACTAAAAACATGTCTGTCTTTAACAACATCTCTAAATTGAGCATCTACACATTCTGTAAGGTAAGTACTAGCTTTCTTAGCATTATCTCCACTTGTTAAATTGTGCCATTGTTGATAATTGACATCTTTTTGTGTCACATCGTAAATAAATTTTTTTATATCAAAGGCTACTTCCCAAGCATGTGTATCGTAACCTTCGTCAGTAAAAACTCTTTTCATACATTTGTCTTCTTGTCTTCTAAGACCTTTTTCTTGTAATATATTTAATAAATATAATATTAAATTCTGAAATGGTGAATTTTTTGTATGATCTATTGGAGCAAAACGAAATAAACCAATATCATTATTCATAAAACTATCATAACTTGGTTCTGTTGCTATTTTCACACGCATTAAACTTCTAATACTTTGTTCAAGATAGTAAATTATTTCAAATATTTTGTTGAATTTTATTTTATTGTCCATACTTTGTTCATCTTCGTTATCTAACATATTGTTCTTAGCAAAACAAAGATGAGCAGTAGTAACTTCGTATAATGCCTTTTTATAATGATATTCTAAATCTTTGAGTTTAAAGTCTTCTAAATTTTCTATTCCAAGCGTTTGAAAACCTTCTGATAAGAAATTACCAAGAGCCATACCAGCATCTCTAGGTACAAATTTTAAATAAAGAGTATTTAATTCTTCTATTAGTTCTGTTTCAGAACACATTTCATATTTTTCTGAATATTCATCAAAAGATTTTCCAAGATCGTCCATTTCTAATTATTAGGATCATTTTTTTTTAAGTTTTTTTTCTCATTAAAATTAATTGAAAGCATATTTTTCTGTCCATGACCTTGCTAAAACTTCATACTGTATAGGGTTGTCTTTAAACATTTTAGCAATTTCTGGAACTAGAGGATCGTCTGGATTTGGGTCAGTTAAAAGACTACAAATTGAAAGCAAAATCTTAGAAATAGTTAAAGCTGGACTCCATTGATCTTTTAATACATCAAGACATATATCACCTGACGTACTAATATTTGGATGAAATATTTTGGTTTCAAAATTTATTTTTGGAGGTTGAAAAGGATAATCGTGAGGAAAACGAATATTTAATTTGAAGAGTCCTCCTTCATAAGGACTACTCTCTGGACCAACAATAGTTCCTTTCCAATGTCTCAAATCATCTTCCGCAGGTCCCGCTGAACAATATGCTACGGGTTCTTTTTGTAAAGCACACCATTCTCGTTTAATTCTATCAGAACTCATTTTATAAATAATATGAATCATAATTTTTAAATGAGTTTAAAAAAATAAATTCATAAGACGTATGATGTATTATACCATTAAAGCTAACAATGAAACAATTATTTGTTCTTCTTGGGAAGAATGTGAACCTCACATAGTTTCTCAAAAGAATGTCACTGTAAAATCTTTTTCTTCTTTAGAAGAAGCTGAATTTTCCGTTAATTTCAACAAAGTTATTAAAGTTTATACTGATGGAAGTTGTCTTAAGAATGGAAGACAAGGAGCAGTTGCAGGGATAGGAATTTATTTTGGAAGAGGTGATTCTAGGAATGTTTCATTACCCTATCTAGATAAACCTACTAACAATAGAGCTGAAATGACAGCTATATTAGAGTCTTATAAATTATTGAATGAGGAAATATCAAAAGGAGAAAGAATTAAAATTTATACGGATAGTAATTATACTATAAACTGTTTCACAAAATGGGCAGGTAATTGGGAAAAGAAAGGTTGGACAAAAAAAGGAGGTCCTATAAAAAACCTTGAATTAGTTAAGAAGGGTTGGGAAAACTGTAAAAGATATCCTAATGTTACTTTACACTATATTAAAGCACACACTAATGGTGAAGATGAGCACTCATTAGGAAATGCTCAAGCTGACAGACTAGCGGTTGAAGGAAGTAAAGTTTGTATTATGAAAAAATAAAAAGACGTAAGAAAATTAGAAAAAGAAAAAAATAAAAATGTTGGTATTTAATAAAATGGGATTACTAGAAATTTCAATTTTATTGAGTTTACTAGGTTTAAATAAAAAACCTACACCAAGTAGTTATGGAAAAAAAAGAAAATGGTCATTGAAATATAAACGTTCTATCAATTGTAAGCGTCCTAAGGGATTTTCTCAAAAACAGTATTGTAAAAGAAAAATGGGTTTTGGTAAAAAAGTTGCCATAAGGACTAACGAAAAGCTATGGAGACGTATTCAACAAAAGTATCATAAAAGTAATAAAGGAGGTAAACCGGGACAATGGAGTGCAAGAAAAGCCCAACTAGCGGTCCAAGAATACAAGAAAAAGGGAGGAAAGTATAAAGGTAATACTCGTAAAAAAACAGATCTTCATAAATGGACTAAAGAAGATTGGGGAACTCGTTCAGGTAAACCTAGTATACAAGGTAAAAAAGCCACAGGGGAGCGTTATCTACCTAGAAAAGCAAGAGAAGCTTTGACTAAAAAGGAATACAAAAGAACAACTGCTGCTAAGAGAAAAGGTATTAAAAAGGGAAAACAATTCGTACGTCAACCTAAAAAAATAGCAAAGAAAACTGCAAAGTATAGAAAAAGGAAAAAAAATAAAAACAAAAAATAAAATATTTCCATTAATTATACATGGAATTCATATTGGCAAAAAACTTCTTTAAAAGAGATAAAACCAAAGAACCTTTCGAAAATATTGATGCTAAGAATATGATTAAAACTTACGCAATTCCTTTACTGATGACAGCTTATGCAATGTATTTAGGATGGAACTGTACTAAAAATTTAAAAAATAATCCTTTTAAGAGATTCTTCTGGATGTTAATTTATTTTCTCTTTTCAGGAATTTATTTACTTTATTATTTTGTCGCATACTATATGGCAGGAAAAAGTTGTTTTGATTAAACATTCAATTTAAATTTTTTTTTAGTTCCTCCATCATATTCATAAGCGTAATTTTGACGTACCATAAATTTATTAATATTAACACCAGATCTATGAATCGTTATTAATAATCTACCGTATTTATCAAATTTGTCACATTTAATTGTTACTAATTTGTTCAATACTAATTCCCTTAGTTTATCTCTAGCCATAATAGCTGCTTGGTACTCCCCCTGACACTTAGTTTTTATTTCTGGGGTATCTATACCTGTAAGACGACATTTCCAACGATATAATTTTGAACCGAAATAAAAAACAGCATGTACTGTGTCTCCATCATAAACTTTTACTATTTTAGCACGTCTAGATGTTCCTTTAAGACTAAACAAGGGAGTTTTCATATCAGCATTTCTAAAACAACATAATGAAATTAAACAACTCATTATTATTTATTAAATATCCATTTTTTTATGTACGTCACTATTAATGGAATACTATAGCGCTGCTGTTGGAGCAATCGCTTTATATGGGTACGTGAAAACAGCTGTACAAGGATACCAAGTCGTATCAAACACTGCTGCTGCTGCCAAGTATACATATAGTTGGTATGAATGGTCTAGGGGACAAACTCCTCCGGACAAAGTAATTGTCTTAGAAGAAATAGAAGATAAAGAATATACGCTTATTGATAAAGGATAAAAAAAATATTGTTAATAAATAATGATAAAAATATTATTAATTGTTTTACTTATTATTTTATATTTATCAAAAAGAGAAAGTTTTTCAAATGAAATAGATCCAACCAACATTATAACTTTTAATTCTGTTAATTATAAAGATAGAATAGAAAAAACAAAAGAATTGATATTAGACTTAAAACTAAAAAAGGGAAGTAAAATATTAGATATAGGAGGAAAACAATTTAATGATTTTTGCGATAAAAATAATTACAAGTATTATTGTATTGATTTACATCAATCACAACAAACAGGAACAGGTGGATACAATAAAGCAGACTATTGCGCAAGTTATGATGGAAGAAATCTACCTTACAAGAAAAATGAGTTTGATCTAGTTATTGTAAATTTTGTACTACATCATGCTGCTCATAATACTTTATATTTATTAAATCAAATAGCAAATATTACAAGTAAATATGTAATAATAGGTGAAGATTTATCAGAACTAAATTATGATATGAGATGGCATACAAGAAATTTCGAACATCAACCAGGAGGAATGTTCAGAAGTGACGAAGAATGGAAAACTTTGTTTAAATTTTATAATTTAAAATTAATAAAACAATATAACATTAAAAGAAAAGATGATTTTACAAAAGACATACATAGATGCATGTATATTTTGAAAAAAAAATAATGTACGTCACTAATAATGTTTGCTGAATATAATTATGATGAATTTCCTTACGTTAGAGTAAAATTTAGTAACACAATAGAAAATAACGAAGATTTTGACAGTTTCCTAGCTGGTTGGGTAGAATTGTACAATCAAAAACAAAATTTTATATTTATTTTTGATACTACAAATGTAGGTTTCGTTAATCCAAAATATTGTGTCAAGATGGCTATGTTTATACATAATCTTAAACAAAGAGAAATACAGTACCTTCAAAAAAGTTTTATAATAGTTTCAAGTAAACTAGTAGAAAGACTATTAGAATTAATATTCTTTTTACAAAAACCAGTTGCTCCTGTATATATATTAAAAAATTAGTTAATAAGAACCACTGTATCCCGACATACTTGGTATTTCTTTTTTTATTTCATCTACTTTATCATCTATTTTTTTGTTTACAGCGTTAATCCATTTTTCATGGTTTTTCTTAATAAAATTTACTAATGAAAGAACTCCTAAGAATAAAGATATGTTTATAATTAATATAATAAAAGTCATTGTTGGGTGTATTGCTCCAAATATTTTTCCTAATATAGACATTATAACGTAACGTTATATTATTTTTTCAACATTTTTTTAAAAATGTTATTATTTTCATTATCTAGTATAATCCCTATTAAGAATATAATAATTAAAATTTTCATTAAACACTTCATTACTAATGACCAAGATTTAAATAATTTCAAAAAATTTAATAAAACTTTTTTTTAACACTGGTGGGAGTCGAACCACACTACTTTCTGGACATGAGCCAGACACTCTACCGTTGAGCTACAGTGTTAAGAAAAAGTTTGTTTTAAATTCTTTGAGATAATTTAGTTACTGCCTTTAATTTTTAGGTCTACTCCTAGTTAACCTATAATTAATTCTAAATTCATTAGTTTCATATACATGTTTGTATAACCTTTCAGCTTTATCAGAAGCTGGTTCTTCTGCTAATTTTTCATCTTGCATAAAGAAATCAGTTATCTTCTCAGGTATACTTTTCTTTTTTACAGGAATTTTTGTCCTAGTTGTTTTCAAAGATATTTTTCCATTAGGCATATTACATACATCTAATTTATGAGTTTTCATATGTTCGATATTTTTCTTTTGAAGTTCTTTCTTTCTACCTTTAAGGACTTTTAAATGAGCTTCAACTTCTTTAATTTGATTAGATATAGAATCCCATTCTTTAATTTCTATTTTAAATTCACCATGAGGATCATTTGGATCAGCCATTTGTACATCGTCAGTAATTTCAGCCATTATAAAATTAATAAGATTATTTCTTTATACTATTTACTCACTGAATACTTAGTATAAAATTAATAAACTATTTATATTACTTATTGATTACATGCTTCATCACATCCATAAACTCCACCTGCGGTTGTGTAACAATCTAATGGTTTTCTTGTTAAATCTGGAGTGATTGTACTGTTTAACCATGGACTAATAACGTTGATTGGGTTAGGGATGTTATTTCTAAGGTCATGACTGCTGTTTCTAAGGGAACTTAAAACAGTGTCAGTACCAATTCTTTGTGTTGCGCTCAAAAAATCTTGGTTAGCAAGAGCTGCTTGTGCATCTGCTTGTCCCCAAGTATCTTCTTGACCTTGTGGTTTTGGTAAAAGACTTGATGCTACAAAAGTTGGTGCGTTTTGTGAACATGGAAGAACATTGTCTCCTCTTTCGCTACCAAAATCGACAGAAACACCACCTTCATATGGTGGGGTTCCAGAAGAACCTCCACTTGCCATATCCAATTCTTGTTGGGTTGGGGTAGAATTATTAAGAGCATCGTTGTACAATGCAGTGTTAGTTTCAACATTACCAAATTCTTCAAGAGAATCAGTGCATTTTAAAGCAAATGCTGCTACAGCTCCTAAAGCTGCAACTCCGAGTACACAAGCTGCTACAGAACCTTTATTACCTTTGTTCATATTATACTTAATATAAACAAAAAAAAATAAAAAAAAAGACTATTTAATTAAACAATTAATTATCTTTTCTGATTTTAAAAGTTTTATCAACTTTTACTTTCTTTTTTCTTCTGATACCAGCAATTTGCTGAACCTCCCAATTTAATCTTAAATTATTATCACATAATTCAATATTACTACATTTTAAAATAACTATTACTTCATTACACTTTTCTAGTTTTTTCTCATCCATTGGATTACCTCTTTTATCATAAACTTCAACTTCGTCTATTAATGGGAAATTGGATACCATCATTGGAGCTTCCCCTAAAACTTTACTTGGAAGAATACAAGTTCTAAACATATTTTTCTTAATGGATATATATTCTTTTCCTGAACTATTCAATTCTGAATCTTTAAAAATATTACAAATATCTGTTTCTATTTGATTGATAAGTCTATAGAATTCTCTACATCCTCTATCATCTTTGCTGTTTTTAAATCTAAGTAAGATATCATGTTCATCAATATGTGTTTTTTCCATAATACAACTTTGCACGTAAAGATTTCCGTGACCATTTAAAACTTTCCCATAATATTTATGACCATCTTGTATAAAATCTTCTATAACAACATTTAAAGGTTCTTCAGTAGAGCAAACAATATTCATATAATAAAACATATGACTTTTGTTTAATCTAAAAAACGCAATTATTCATCTCTGAATGCGAAACCTTTTACAATAGGTGTAGAAGTTTCTTCGTTATCAGCAGACAACATTATTTGATGTACGGTCCAATCTATACCCATAACATTTGGATCTCTAGCAATCCATACACCATCTAGTTTAATTAGAAATGATGCAGTCATCCTGTTAGAAATTTCTTTGAAATTAATACTTTCCTTATTTTTATCAAATGCGTCAACACAAGGTTCTCCATTTTTATAACTAATTTTCATTTGAAATAAATCACTATACTTTTCATTAGTAGAAGGCCTTAAACCTTTATAAAATTTTTTTAGATTAGGATTAATTTCTTCAACTTCTTTTTTAATAAAACTTTCAATTTCTTTTATTTTTTTATGAAAACTTTTCATTTTTTTAATATTTTTTTCACTTCCTATATCTCTAAAACTACCTGTGATGTTACCTGTAAAAGGAGTACCATCACTAGATTTCTTTTCCTGAGGAGAAAAAGGAATATACATAATAGGTGTCTGTAGAACTAAATTAGAATAGTCTTCACTTCCTGATAAAGGATAAAAGAATGGTATCTTTTTTTCTGTAGCTGAACCTCTTTTAATTTTTTCAACATTAACATTTTTTGCGAAAAGAACTTCTTTAATAGGCATTATAAATAGTATAAACTCAGTTTCTTAAATCAGTTAAAACTTCTTTTGCGTGAAAATAAAATGAAGAACATCTAGCGTTAGACCATATACCACTAGTTTCCATCAAAATTTTTATTCTGCATCTGGTGTTTAAATCTCCGTAACTTATAGGTTCTTTATTAGCATTAAAAAAAGTAGTAGAAAAATTACTGTATCGTGATGGTATTTTTATTTTAAATGTATCCCCAGACATATCATGGGAAAAAAGAGGCAACATTAAAGTCTTTCTTGAATATTCTTTAATAAAATCTATTATTTCTTCTATTTCTCTTTTAAATTTTTTCTTCTTACCAATATAAACTTCAATAAAATATTTTCCATCCTCTTTAATAACTTGTTTAAACATCAATGTAGGAGTAGTTATTCTAATAGGATCTCCATTATCATCTAATAATAAATAATGTTTCCCTATAGATTTGTCAGAAGTTTGAATAATCTTCATCAGTTATTGATAACTCCCTTTAAATATATTATTATTCTTAAACGCAATATTGTATTCTAAACTCCTTGAACCTTTAGAACTTTTATTGATAGGTCTTTCTAATGGAACAGGTAAAGTTGAAGCATCTTTATAATACAATAAATATTGGCCTATACTTGATAATATTTCTTTAACGCATTGTTGTATAACTGATTGGTTTAATCTTGATAATCTATCTTTCAATGGTATGTTTACTCCTCCACGATTTCCTCTACTATTAGGATACGAAGGGTTAGGAAGAGAACCAGACATAGCATATTCGTAAACATTTTGCATAATAAGAACTATTTTCTCAGTTGATTGTTCTGAAATATCAACACCTTTAATTCTTTTAACTTCTTCTATTATTCTTTTGTGTAAATACTCAATGTTGTCCTTTGAAAAAAAGAAATTACCTAAAGTTTCTTCCCATCTTAAATTTTTTTTATAATGATCCCTGTAAGGATTTCTATTTTTTGTTATTTCCCATTTAGAATTGCTCCAGTCAGTTGCAGGAGCATGTGTTCCAATACTAGACATATATTCATCGTCAAATAAATTTTTAAATTGTTGATTATTAGTATTAGGAGATGGTACTCCTTTTTTTTCATTTTCAAAATCTTGATAAGACATATCTGAATTAGAAAAGTGACTATAATTTGTACTCATTACTTATTACATATAAAATAAAATAAAATAAAAGTATTTAAACTTATAAAATCATAATATTCTATGAATACTCACAAAATATTATTAAAAGAATCAAGAAGCGATAAAAGAACAAATTTCTTTAGCGTCCATGAAAAAAGAGAAAAAGAAATACTTGAATATTATAAAACACTTCCTTCTTTAGAGAAAAAGTTAAAAAAATTAAAAAAAAATAAAAAAACACCTGAACGGGAAATAGTAAATTTAGAAAAAGAAATAGAAGACATAAAATCTCAAAAAATGTTGAATGAATATCATACTAAATTAGCAACTTATTTGGATAAATACGTACATGCTGATAAGAATAAAAAGGTTAAAAAAATTAAAAAAGGTATGAATAATTACGTAACAAGTGAAGGTATAATTGATAAAAATGAAATACTTGAAAGATTCCAGTGTAGTATATCAGGTAGTGTGTATGTTGATTACAAACCTACTAATATAGACGTTTTACTAACATGCACAGAATGCGAAGGAAAAATGTTTGTAAACAATACAAAAGGTTCTGCTATATGTGAAGATTGTGGGTTTTCTAAGAGATATCAAGATGACACTCAACTTAACACCTGGTCAGATGAAGTTGGTCCCGTAAATCAATTTGCGTATAAAAGAATCAACCATTTTGGAGATTGGTTAGCTCGTTTACAAGCAAAAGAAAGTACAATTGTACCTAGAGAAGTTATTGACCAACTCTTATTAGAACTTAAGAAAGCAAGGATTACAGATACTTCTCAAATTACTAATTCATTGATTAAAAGACTTCTTAAAAAATTAAGATTAAACAAATATTATGATAATATTACTAACATTATTACAACTATATGTGGTAAAAAAGCTCCTAAAATGACAAAAGAATTAGAAGAAAAACTTAAAATTATGTTTAATAAAATACAAAGACCTTTTGAAAAACACAAATTACCAGGAAGAACTAATTTCTTATCTTATAGTTTTGTTCTTCATAAAATGTGCCAATTAATAGGAGAAAAAGACCCAAGTGTTCTTGAATTTTTAAAATGGTTTCCTTTATTAAAATCGAGAGAAAAATTATTTTTACAAGATAAAGTTTGGAAAAAAATATGTATAGATTTAGGTTGGACCTATTATCCATCTATTTAGTAGTAGGAATTCCAGCTACTTTTTCAAGTTGTTTTTCAATACCACTCACAACTGTATCTGCTATACTTCCTTTTGTAAATTGAGGACTATAATAAGCTAAATAATAAGTTATAAAACAACACAGAACTCCTATTATTAATTTAATGTTAGTTAAAAAACATTTTATTTTCATAAAGTTGTCCATTTGTTTTTTTTTACATTCTTTTTCAATTTGTATTAAAATGTCTATCGTATAATTTATAAAATACAGAAATGTAATCCAATAAACTCCAGTAGATAAATGTCTAAGTATCATTTAATATAAATAAATATAAAAAAAAGAGTACTAATTAAATTATAATGAGTAACGAAAAACATTTTGACCCTTTAGACAAACTTTCCGAAGAAGAATTAAAAGAAGCTTATAAAAAAGCAGACAGAAAACTTATAGAAGAAATGGACCATAAATCAGAAATTAACCTAGCGACAACTGAAACACAAGTTCCTAACCAAACCCATTTTGTAGTTAGTTTTGTAGGTAAAGGATGTAGACAAAAAGCACATTGGTCTGATAAAGAAAGTGATTCCTTAGGTATGAAAGTATATGGCTGTTTCCCTAATAAAGAAGATGCAGCTCGTCATGCAGAATTATTATCAAAACAAGAAGAAAATAAACCTTTTGACATTTATGTATGTGAAATGTATAACTGGTGTTTAATTCCACCTAACCCAGAATTAATAACAGACCAAGTTTATCAAGAAAAGAAACTTAATGAACTTATTACTGGATACAAACAAAGTCGTCACAGAGCAAAAGAAGTTTTTGATATGAGAAAACTAAAATTAATGAAGAATCCAGATGTCAATAAATCTGAAGAAGCAAAAGCAGTAAAGGATGAAGTTAAACCTTCTATGGAGCCAATAGAAAAACTACCAGCTTTTTCGGTAAAAGATGTAACTGCATCTCCATCAGAATTAATGGATGATATGGAAAAAGGTAATCCTAAATAATAATTTATTTTATCTTTTTAATAGTGATAGCGTTCTTTTTCTTGATTCCAAACTTTTGATCTTTTTCTTCTGATTCATGTCTTTTGTTGTAATTTTTTTTACTCCATTTCCATAATTTTTTACCACCTACCTTAAATTTTTTAATAGGGTGCTTAGCCTTATACCAATACACTACATCTTCTATTTTATTACTTTTACTAGAATTGTCAAGAACAAGACATTCGTAATTTTCAGTACATGCTGTCATAGCCGTTTGAAAGCTATTAAATGTAGGGAAAATTCCGAAAAAACTTTTATACAACTTTTCTCTGTTTTGAATAACAGGCTCCCTTAAAGCAAATACATAATCACAATTAGCTCTTAAATCTGGAGGAAGGTCCATACAATACTGCATTGTTAACAAAAATAGTATTTTCCAATGTCTTCCATTCATAAATATTCCTCTTATATCTTTACTTCTCATATTCTTTTTATCGTACATGCAATCATCTAAAAGAATAAAACATGATTTATCTCCTTTTCTTGATTTATCTTTAATAGATTTTCTTTGCCCCTGTATTAAATTATGAATAACGTCAGCATTATAATCATCATAAATAAAAATGTCTGGTACATATTTACCATAAAATTCACACGATTCTTCTGTACCTGACATAACAACACCCATAGGAGTATCTCTACAATGATACAGTATATCTGCTATTAAGCAAGTTTTCCCAGTTCCTCTTTTTCCTATAATAACACAGGTTGGAGGTCCCCCTTTAGATTTGCGTTTATCATTCAACCACGAAGGTTTAAACTTTTTTAATTTAAGATTCATGGACATTAATTGTATTCAACAACTTTTTTTCTACCTTATTCCGCAAGTGGACTATCAAAAGGTTCTTGTAAGAGACTGAATCTACCTCTTTTAGAATTTTTATACTCATTGGTAAAATAATAACCAACGAACCCAGCAACTAAACCAGGTAATACTACAGTGACTGCCATATCAGTCCTTGAAAATGTCTGTTTATCGTTACATTTTTCTTGGTAAGTTTTACTACCGAATGAAATAACTAAAAAAAGGATAAAAGCAATAATATAAGGAGATTCTTTGTAATCTAACATTACGTATGACGTACACTTTATTTTTATTTAAAAAAACGAAACTATAAAAAAGAAAATTTTTTTGCATTTTGGGGTACACTTGACGTACCTTCTTTTTTAATACCAAAACTATTTTGAAAAGGATTATTATCTGTTTGTTCTTGAAAACTAGTGTTCGTAGTTTGTTGTGGAACCTGTTGTACGTTCTCTTCTTGTTGAGGAGGTTGTATAGGTTGGTCAGTAACATTAGATAATTTATTAAGAGATTTGTCATCTAAGTCATCCAAAGGAATATCTTTTTCATCTCCTTCTTCGTCTTCTTCTTCGTCTTCTTCTCCTTCTTCTCCTTCTTCTCCTTCTTCTTTTTCTATTTCATTTAATACTTGATCTATTTTTTCATCATCATTATCTTTATTTTCTTCATCTACATTATTATTTTCTTCTTCATCATCAGTAGCTTCATCTTCTTCTTCTTCTTCTTCATCTTCTTCTTCATCTTCTTCTTCATCTTCTTCTTCATCTTCGTCTTCTTCGTCATCATCTTCTTCATCTTCGTCTTCACTATTTGAGTCAAATCCTCCAGTTAAATATTCGTCAAGAACGTCTTGTACTGGTAACATATCTGAAATAGTTGTCACTATTTTTTCTTTAATTTTATCCACTCTAGTTTTTCTATTGGTTTCATTTTTATGGAATGACCTGTGAATATGATAGTATTGAGGTTCATAATAAAAGAATTTAGCACATGAAGTATATATTTTATGTATGAAAATATTTGTTGTTGGTATTTTAATTTTAATATTTTTACTATTCCCTTTAAGTTTTATTGCTGCTAAAATTTTAACATTACTAACGAATACAGCTGTTAAAAGATCCATTAAAAAAGGGCATGTTTTTTTTATTCTTTCTGATTCATTATTTAATAGTGTATCATTCCATGTAGGAATAGCTTTACAAAAAATTTGAAAATTTCTTAATACTGATGATTTCTTAGGATCTTTTGATCTTGTTTGTTCTTGTGCATCTTTATAAATAGAAATAAACCCTTCATCTATTAAAGGACATAAATAATAACATAATTGATTGGTGTACTCATCCCTAGCTGCAACAAGTACATTTGCATCAATTTCTTTACTTGTCATAATATAATTAACGTTTATTAATAAATTATAATTTTTTCGCAATAAAAAATGTTGTTTATGAACAAAATGAGTAAATGCACTTTAAAAAAAGATAAAATAATAACATGGAAAGTTGATAAAGAGGATTGGGGTAATTTATACGATTTGTTATATGACGACCAAGAATGGGCTGGGGATATTAATTTTGGATATACTACATGTAGTAAAAAGGAGTGTAGTAAAACAGGTACCATTAAAAAACCTAACGGTGGTGGTAAAGATTCAGTTAAAGCTCCTGATACACTTGTAAATTTTCATACTCATCCTGTGTCATGTTACTTAGCTGAAAAAACAATACTAGGATGGCCTAGTGGAGAAGATATGAGAGAATCAGTTCATTTTGGGTTAAAAGGTAATGCAGCACATTTAGTTTTAACCATGGAAGGAACGTACGTCATTCAAGTTAATCCTCAGATTCTTAAAGTTTTAAAAAAAATGAATTCAAATCTCGATAGAGGATTGTCTATTAGTTGTATGGAATCTTACTTTAAAGCAACTCATGCTTTTAGAACAGTAAGTGCTAATACAGCACTAGTTGTTAACAAAAAAGATGTTATTACTCCTGAATTTTTTTGTAAATTCAGTAATGAATTTAATTTTGGTAATCTTTATAAAAAAACAAATTCTTGTTCAGCTAGTCTTCCTTGTAATGGAGTACCGGTACATGAAGGTAAAAAAATATTTACTAATAATTTTTCTAAATATATAGATGACTATGGAATAGAAGTGTATAGAGTAGATGCAAACGGAAATACAGTAAGTGGGCCTGAAAAAAGAGTTGGTATAATAAAAAAACAATTGAAAGGTAAAAAAAATTGTTTAGACAAAATTTTCTCAAGTAATTTCACTACAAATAAATTTTATAAACCTGGACAATGGTTTAATGTTACTTTTTTTGCTAATGAATTTTCTAAAGATATACCAGTTAAGAATACTAAACCATACATAAATAAAATGTATAAATTCCTACAAGATTGTAAGGATAAGAATAAACCACACACCTATGTTTCAGTAGGTCAACCCCCTAGTTTCCAATTTTATGAAACTGAAAATTGCAAAGGTATGAAAGATATTAAAAATACTTTAAAAAAGAGTTTAAACAAAAAATAACATGTATAGTAATGAAAAGATCTGCAGAACACATGTCTTATACTAAACAAGAATATAGACCTTTTAAAAGACACAAAACAACTAATGATATTTATGAACTAATGATTAGTTTAGAAAGAAGAATTAGCACAATAGAAAACATGTGTAAAATAATTTTTGATGAGTGTAATAGAGTACGTCAAGAAAGAGCTGATTGTCCATTCTATGTTGGTTAAATAATTACGATTATTTGAGCAATACAGATTTTTTAAGAAAAAATAATGTTGTCGATTATTATATATGGCAGCTCCAACGTTATCTGCAGCAACAATAACTCAGGAATCTGGAAAATTCGGTTGGACTGATGTTAATTTCGATCACGGAGTAACTATAAAAGAATTAGCAGAAGCTGTTGATGGTAGTGATTGTTTTTTTGACGCAACTGCAAAAAAAATTACAATGAACGGTCACACTAGTGGAACTTTTGGTGCTTTTTATGAAATTGAAATAACAGTTCCTTTTCATTTCTCGGGATTGAAAGGTAATATTGTTGTGAACAAAGAAGCTAGTAGTGGTTCAGGACCAGATAATTATTATTACCCAACAGATTTAACTACATGGAATCAATCTTTTCATGAAATATTCGTAGACGCAAATCGAGGAGGTATGTTTACTGGAAGTGATTATCAAATAATTGCTAATAGCGCTGGTTATAGTAGTGGAACTGTATTAAATGGAGGAGCACAAAATAATACTACGTTCACACAAACTTATACACAAACTACAGGTATGAAACCTACTAATATTATTCGTATAAGAATGTATCAAGACCATGCTCGTCATTGGTCTATTGCTGCATCTGATTTCAATATACAAGCTTTACCTGATGTCAGTTTCCCTATAGTTCAGATGGCTTTCAGTGCAGCAATTGCTAACAATGCAAATGTTAATGCTGATGATTTTAGTCTTAAAATACATGGTGAATCAACACCTATAGGAAAAGTTCTAACAGATAGTGGAAATGTTTTATTATTACCAGGAATTGATAAAAAAAGTCCTTTGGTGACTAATAGTCCAATAATAAGTTCTGCATTAGCGTTAGGGTCTGGAGGTACAGTTAGTACATTAGCTACAGGATTTGATAACCCTTATGGGATTACAGTAGTAGGTACTACAGCGTATGTCTGCGACTTTAGTAATAATATTATAAAAAAAATCACTAGTGATGGAACAACTACTACATTTGCTGGTTCTGGTACACATGCAACTACAAATGGTACAGGTACTTCAGCTGCATTTAAATATCCATATGGAATTACTAATGATGGAACAAATTTGTATGTAGTTGCCTCAGGTTCACATGCTATAAGAAAAATAGTTATAGCTACTGCAGTAGTAACAACTTTTGCAGGTACTGCAGGAACTTCTGGATATACGGATGCAACTGGAACAAGTGCAAAATTTAACACACCAAGATCTATAATTTGTGATAATGCTGGTGCAAATTTATATGTAACAGATCAGAATAATTACAGGATAAGAAAAATAGTTATAGCTACTGGGGTTGTAACAACATTAGCCGGAAGCGGAGTAAATTCAGATTCAGATGGAACAGGAACAGCAGCTCAATTTTCTAATCCACGAGGTATAGCAATAGATAGTACAGATGCAAATTTATATGTATTAGCTGATACAAAAGTAAGAAAAATAGTTATAGCTACTGCAGTAGTAACTACTCTAGCTACAATTACTGGCGCTGTCAGGGGTATAACTATAGATAATTCTAACGAATATTTATATATCCCTAAGGATGGTAATCAAATTATTGTTAGATTAAAATTAAGTGATAATAGTGTTACAACTTATGCAGGAGCTGCTGATAGTAGTGGTAATACAAATGGAACATTAGGAGACGCTAGATTCCATAGTCCTCGTGATATATTTATGGGAAGTAATAATATTTTATATGTAACAGAAACCGGTACTGACCAGGTTCGTAAAATAGTTCCAAACCCTAACACTATTGAATTAACTTTCAATAGTAATATTAAAAATGTTGCAACATACAACGCTGGAGATTTTGTAGTAACAGACAGCACAACTACTGTTACAATAGCACCAAGTGTCGCAAGTAATAAATTAGTATTGACTCCAAGTGGTCATACTTTTTCTAATTTAACCAATGTAAGAATTGTTTATACAAGACATGCTACTGCTAATCGTAATTTATTGTACACCGATGACACCGCAATAGAATCTTTTGACCTTTTATTGGATAACAATCTAAGTGCAGTTAATAGAACAAAAGCTATTGAAGTTACTTATACAAAACATGGGACAGCTAGTAGGAATATAGCTAATGCTTCTGCAGCTGCAGTTGCTTCTTTTTCAAACAATAATGATAATACAGCAGCACCAACTTTAAGTACAATGGCAATAGGAGACGAAGGAAACCGTATGGGTGGATGGAGAAAACTTGATTACACTGGAGGTGTTAAAATAACTCAATTAGCTGATGTTGATGACACTAGTAATTGTACATTTGACAAAACAAACAATACAATATCAATGGGTGGTGCTGCTAATAGCGGTTCATTCGGACATTTTTATCAAATTGATATAACTATACCTTACAAAATAACAGGACTAAGGGGTCAATTATCAGTACAAAGTGACAAATCAACTAACCTAGCGGATGACTACTATTATCCTGAAGATTTAACCACTTGGGTTCAGTCTTATCATGAAATTAATCGTGATTCAAACCACGGTTCTTGGGTTGTAGGTACTGATAAACAAATTATAGCAAGAGTAGGTGGAACTAATGGTTCTGGAGTATTGAGTACCCCTTCGAAAGGAGATGGTAAAGAAGATATACCTTATAAAGTTCCTATTCTTTTAAAATACGTACAAACCACAAGTATGACATCTACAAATGTAGTTCGTATTAGAGTTTATCAAGATGGTGCAAGAATCTGGACAATAAAAGAATTAAAATTAGAAGTACTTCCTGATCCAAGTTTGAAATTGATAGAACTTAATTTCAGCGATACAGTATATTTTGGAAGTAATACAAAAAAAGATATTTTTTCAGTGAAAAGAGGAAACGAGTCAGTTGAAGTTGTAGATGCTAAAAGTGTTGGTTCTAAAATTTTATTGTTAACTGGGGGGGAATTTACACATGTCGACCAAGCTAATGTTGAATACTACAATGATAAGTTTTCAAGTATAGCTGCTAACAGTAATAATTTAGACATAACTTTGAGTAATAATGTATTAATAACAGATGACATAGACAATGATATTATACTTAAAACAACTAGTGGAACTCAAATAAATGTTGATGCAGGTATTAGTTCAGGAAAGTTATCACTTACAAAAAAAGGAAATATAGATTTAACATCAGACCATAGTCCTTTAAGAAGTAATTTTGCTTATTCACATTCCACTAGTACTACAATAACTAATGAGATTTATAAAGTAGCTAGGAGTTTTGATATAAGTAAATCCGGTAACGGTTATTACACCGCAGATAATGAGTATAACGCCAGTGGTGGAACTTACGCAGGTTCTACCACAACTAGCGGTTATGCTGGTCAGTGGTTTCAAATAGACGTGGGTGTTCCTACAATAGTTACAAGAATAAAAGCATATTTCAATAATACATCTACCTTGCAACCAAAAGATTACAGAATTTTTGGAAGTGCTGATAATAGTACTTTTACTCAAATATTGAATGTTACTAGCAGACCTAACGAAATTAATTTGTATTGTTATACTATATCTGGAGCATCTTCAGCTAGATATTATAGAATAGTTGTTAATAAAAATTTCGGACATGCGAAACTACAACATTCAGGATATTTTAAATTCATAGGTATTCCTGATAGTTCTGTTTCATTTCCAGATACAAATTATACCGTAGAATATAATCAAAGTAATATAGATAAATTAGTGAAAACTAGTGATGTAAATATTTCTATCCCAAGTTTTAAAATTGTGAATGGCGTTGATAATACTTTTCAAATGAGAAATATAAGTGGTAATACAATAGGTAGTTTCACAAAGGATAATGGAGATTCAGGTACTCCTTTATGTACTAGTGTATCTATAGCTAGTGAAAGTAGTAACATGGGTGGATGGAGAAAACTTGATTATACTGGAGGTGTTAAAATTACTGAATTAGCAAATGTTGCTGCAAACGGTTCTGTTTGTGTTTTTGACGACACAACTAATACTATATCAATGGATGGAAGTACTAGTGGGACATTTGGTGCTTTTTATCAGATTGATATAACTGTACCTTACAAAATAACAGGACTAAGAGGTCAATTATTTGTACAAGGTGATAGGTCAGGCAGTGAACCAGATGACTATTATTATCCTGAAACTTTAACAACTTGGACTCAATCTTTTCATGAAATTAATCGCGATGGAGTTACTGGTTCTTGGGTTGTAGGTACTGACAAACAAATTATAGCAAGAGTAGGTGGATCTAATGGTAGTGGAGTATTGAGTACCCCTTCAAGAGGAGATGGTAAAGGAGATATACCTTATAAAATTCCTATTCTTTTAAAATACGTACAAACCACAAGTATGACATCCACTAACGTGGTTCGTATTCAAGTTTATCAAGACCACGCAAGACATTGGACATTAAAAGAATTACAATTAGAAGTACTTCCGGATACAAATTTAAAAATAGTAGAACTTAACTTTAATAGTAATGTAACAATAAATAGTTCATTGAAAAAAGATATTATTAGTTTAAAGAGAGGTGGAGAAAAAATCAATATTGTAGCCATTAAAGAATCTACTTCTAAAGCATTATTACTAACTGATGGTGTATTTGAACATGCTAATGAAATTGATGTCCAGTATTATCAAGATAAAGTTTCAAACGTTAGCGTAGACAGTAACAATTTACAATTAACTTTTACTAATAATATAACAAGTAAAAAAGATTTAGATTATCGTGATTTTACTATTACCAATTTTGATGGAATTGTGATACCTATTAAACCTACAATTAGTAGTGGAAAACTTTTAATTTCAAAATCAAATTTGGAAACATCACAATACATAGATTTAACAAGTCCTGGTAGCATATTTAAAAATGATTTTGTTCACACTGCATCAAGTTATTACAGTGTTACTAATGACACTTATACACCTCATGCGTTATTTAGATTACTGGGAAGTTATACATTCATATCAGGGAGAGATGATTACTCAGGTACAGATAATGCTTACGCAGGTACTGTTACTACTAATGGTTATGGGGGTCAATGGTGTCAAATAGATATAGGAAGACAAGTAACTGTAAGATTAATAAAGTTTAAAATTACAGCGAATACAACCCATCCTAAAGAAGTCAAAGTATTTGGAAGTAATGACGATAGTTCTTGGACAGAAATAGCACAATTAGATTACCCAGGTGTAATAATGTTAACGGAACGAGAGAAATTTACACTAACTGCAGGTAGTTACAGATATTATAGATTTGTCGCAGGTAAACTTCAAGGAAGTAGTTCTAATATCAACGTTTATTTTGATGATTATTATCAATTATTAGGATTACCAGAGAGTAGTACTTTTACGAATACTAAGTATAAAATTGAATACAATAAAAATGGTGTTACTAAAGATGAAAATTTAATAAGAAATAGCGATCCAACTATACCGGTACCTAGTTTTAAGATTATTGGTGGAATAGATTGTACTACTACTATTTCTAATTATAAAGGAACTAGTGTAAGTTCTTTTAATCAAAATAGTGGAGACAGTGCAGCTCCAAGTTTTCATTCTGCAGCTATTGTTAACGAAAACAGTAAATTTGGTTGGCAAAAAGTTACAATGGGTGTTCCTACTATAACAATTGTTGAAAAAACAGATAATGAGACTATGGTATGGGACAATACAGCTAAAACAGCTACTATGAGTGGAAGTACATCATCAGCATTCGGTTCTGTTATCCAATTAGACTTTACAGCTCCTTGTTTTTTTGTTGGTTTGAGAGGACAATTTAAAATGGAATCTGTAACTACTAATTATGCGGATGATTATTATTATCCTGAAACATTATCTACATGGAATCAAGCTAAAACTGCTATATCACCGAATAATAATTACGGAGCTAATTTATTAGGCTCTGATAAACAAATAATAGCAAGAGTAGGAGGTACTGATGGTAACGCTAGGTTAAATGCCTCAGCAAGATCAAGAGGAGATGGAATTGCAGATATACCTCAAAATATGCCTATATTTCTAAAATACGCACAAACAACTAGTATGACAGAAACTAATATTATTCGTATTAAAATTTATCAAGACTCTAGAAATCAGTATAAACTTTCTGATTTTCAATTAGAAATATTACCAGCAACTACTTATAAAATAGCTGAACTTACTTTTACTGAAAATATGATTAATAAAGATTTTGACAGTACTGATTTTGACATAAAAGGTCTTGGAGAATTAGGTAGTATTTCTAATATTTTGACAGATTCAGGTAAAGTTTATTTATTACCTAATGTCAGAATTCCAGTACTTAATAGTTTAAATTTAAGATACAGAGCAAATACTTTTTCAAGTATAGCAGCAGTAGCAGGTAATTTAGACATAACTTTTAGTAACGACGTAGCAGTTTCTGGGAGTTTAAACGGTGATGACTTCTCAGTTAAAGACGCTAATGGATATACCATTCTAGTTACACCTACTATTAATAGTAATAAAGTAAGATTAACTAAAACAGGTAATGTTAAATTTTCACATGACAACACGTTTAATCAAATAATTACATCCTCTGGTATTCATGAAGTTTCTGCAACAAACTACTTTCCGTCCCTAGCTTTTGATGGAATTACAAGTGGTTCAAATTACGGTTGGGCATCGTCAGAAGCTATGTACAGTAGCGGAACTTATACAGGTGCAAATACAACAGGTGGGTATAATGGAGAATGGATACAAATTGATATAGGAACAACAGTAGTTCTAGATAATCTTAAAATTTATCCTAGTAGAGTTAATGATAATAGAAATCCAAAGACTATGAGATTGTTTTATAGTTCTAACGGTACAACATGGACACAAGGTGCAGATTGGACAAATCTTACGGTAGACGATGATTGGGTACCAAGTTCAACTTGGACACCAGTTACAAAAACTGGTCTTGCGCTTAGTGGAAGATATTTCAGATTAGCAATTAATGAATCATTAGGTGGTACGCATATAAACATATATGAAATAGAACTTTATGGTTTCGTAGGTTCAACCTCATTTACATCAACAAATGGAACTGTTACTTATACTAAGAGTAATAAAGCAAGTGAAAATATAGTCAACGCTAGTGATTCGACACAAGCAATCGGTAGTTTTACTTTATTCAATGGTTCTGAAGATTTAACAGGTCATTTAACAGATGTAGCAGGGAATACCCAACCAGCTTTTAATGTACTATCGGCTGATAGCACAGCACCTACGGTGAGTAGTAGTAGTTTATCAGGTGCTAACTTAACATTAGTATTTTCAGAAGATATATACGACAAAGATACTTATAATGCTTCTGATTTTGATGTACAATTAAGTGGTGATTCCATGACAGTAAACTCAGTGAGTATTAGTAGTGGAGATGTAGTGTTAGCTTTAGCTTCCACACCATCTAGTGCTAATGCATTAAGAATTGTTTATACAAAACATGCAACTACTAATAGAAACATTGTCGATAATGCAGGTAATCCCGTAGCTAATTTCACTCACATTCCTTCAAATGATAGTACTCCTCCTACTTTTGCAGGTATTTCTATAGGTGGAGTTCACACTGGTACAGGTTTGATAGAAAGTGTAGTATCAAAAGAAGAATCAGATTATGCACCAAGTTATTCTAGTATAGCTTTAGCAAGCGGTAATATAGAAGTAACTTTTTCAGCAAATGTAGCTAATACAGGAGGTAATCTCGTAGTAAAAGAGAGTGGTTCTGTTGTAGGTGTCTCAGGTAGTATAAGTGGAGGTAAGTTAGTAATAGCAAAAACTATAGCAGGAGATAATTTTTCACCTGATGGTATAGATTTAATAAACGAAAATGGTACTGCTCATGCGAGAGATAGAGGAGATTTAGGAAACCTAATAGATGGTAATACAGGTACAACTTCTTATACGACAAGTAGTAATACTACTGCAAGTCATGGTCCTTTTATTATAGCTCTAGATGTTCCTTCTTCGAAAGTTGGTCAACTGCTTTATAAAGTAATTATAAATCAAGGTCAAGCTGGTTATACACAAAATTTTAAAGTAGGTTATAGAAGAAGTTCAACTAATTATAGTTTAAATGTATCCTCTGTTGATATGACCACTAGTACAGGTACTGTAAATACAGGAACTGCTACATTTTCAAATGATTCGGATTGGCACGTTGCAGGTGCATCAGGGGATGCTAACATATTCACATTTAATTTAACAAGCAACATAACTCTACAAACAGGTGATAAAATTTTAATAAGATGGTTGAATACAAATAATAACAAACACTTTTTTCTTAATGAAATTACTCTTACTGGTTCACAGTCAGGTGGGAGCTTTACTAGCGTTAGTAACGTTGAAGTAGACTACACAAAAGGAACAGGGACAGGTAATTTAAGAGATTCAAATGGATTTGACGTACCTGATTTTGAAATAACAAATAATGTTAATACAACGGGAGTAGTTCCAACATATTCAAGTATAGGAATTTCAAGTAATAACATAGAAGTAACTTTTAACCAAACTTTAGTAGACCCAGGTAGTTTGAATAGTTCAGATTTTCACGTTACTTATAACGGAAGTGTAGCAGGTGCTTTCCCTAGTATAAGTGGTGGAAAATTGGTATTGACGGGATATAGAACATTGAATACAACCAGTTATGATATATCGAGTTCGAGTAGTAGTTTATCTGGTCAAGCTTATACTTCATTGTCAACATGGGGTAATGGTGTACCCGCACGTGCATTTGATAATGATACATCACTTTTTACACAAACAGGTGGTCTTAACGGTACTACTACTATAGATGGTAGTTCTGTATCTGGAGCTTGGATCCAAGTTGATATAGGTCAAAGTGTATTATTAGAGAAATTTACTATCTTTTGTAGTCACGCTAATCAATGTATTAAAAATGCTAAAATAGCAGCTAGTACTGATGGTTCTACGTGGACAGAAATACATGCAATAACAGATAGAGCAAATAATAATGGTGTAACTGAAACTTATAATATAACACCCTCTAAATTTCAAATAAATAGATATTATCGTATGGTAGTAACTCATGTACAAGGTGGTAGTCAGTTACACCTTCGTGAATGGACATTATTTGGTGTTACTCAAGCACAAACAACTGCTGCAGTTAATTTTACGAGTACGTCAAATTTAATAGTCGATTACATGAAACATCATTCTACAACAGCAAGAAGATTGCAAAACTCAGATGGAGATGAAGTAGCTAGTTTTGAAATAACAAATGGAGTATTATCCAATGACCAAGACAAACCTACATTTTCTAACGTGACAGTAGCTAGTGGTAAACTTCAATTAACATTTAGTGAAAATATAGCAGCAGCAGGTACTTTGAATGTAGCAGATTTCACAGTAACGGACAGTGGTACTAACAGAGTTATTAAAACTCCTACTATAAGTAGTGGAAAATTACTCCTAGAACTTAATGGAATTAGCTTAAGTACTACTAGTTATGATATATCAAGTTCAGATAGTACTTTATCAGGTCAAGCTTATACTGCCGTTAGTAGTTTTAATGCAAATTATACACCAGACCATGCTTTCGATACAAATCTCACGGGGGATAGTAATGCGAGATGGGCTTCTAGTAATTTGACAGGTACTACTACTATAGACGGTAGTTCTGTATCTGGGCCTTGGTTACAAGTTGATATAGGTCAAAATGTAGCAGTAGATAAATTCACTATTTATTATTTAGCCACTGGTCAAGAAATAAAATCTGCTAAAATAGCAGCTAGTACAGATGGTTCTACATGGACAGAAATACATGCAATAACCGATAGAGCAAATAATACTAATGTTACAGAAACTTATAATATATCAGCTGGTAATTTACGAATTGCTAGATATTACCGCATAGTAATAACAGAAGAACAAAATAGTACTATAACAACTATAAATGAATGGACGTTATTCGGAGTTACTCAAGCACAAACAACTGCACTAGCTTTTGCAGATACTAACGTTACAATTAAATACACTAAAAATGATGATACTTCTAGACATTTAATAAGAGTGGACGATCCTAGTGATGCTGTAGATGGTTTTACAATAACCAATGGGTTTGACAACACTCCCGCAGCAGTTTCTTCAAAGGATGGTATTCTTATTGATTTGGACCAAAGTATCGCTTCAAGTTCAGGATATGCAGCTGGTAATTTCGCAGTTACAGAAGGTTCGGTTAGTAAAAGTGTAAGAGCAGTTAAAATAACATCTGATAATAAAGTTTTCTTGAGTATGTTAGCAAATATCAATAAAATGTCAGATACTAGTATTACTTATACACCAAGTGGTACACCAAGTGAAAATTTAGAAACTACTGGAGGTTCTAAAACTTTAGGATTTACTATTACGAACGGAAGTGACGCTACTTCAAGAACAAACGATAGAATTGTAGTAAATTTTAGTGAAGACATAGTTTCAAAAACAACTTATAGCCCTAATGATTTTAAAATATTGGACAGTGTTACTAAAACAAGTACGACAACTTTCTCTAGTATAGCTGTAGCTAGTGGTAAACTTGAATTGTCGTTCAATAATAATATTGCTGTTACTGGGGCTTTAAATAAAAGTGATTTTACAATTGAAGACACTAGTGGAAATGCCGTAATTATTAACACACCTACTATAAGTGGAGGTAAAGTATTAATAGAAAATTCTGTATACAGTAGTAGTGGTACGTCAATAGATATCTCAAGTAGCACTAGTTCTTTGTCAGGAAGTAGAACTTATACTTCTTCTTCTATTTACGGCATTGGTTATGAAACATCAAAAGCTTTTGATAACGATACAGGAACCTTTTGGATACCTGAAAATGCTTCTTACACTAGTGGCACTTATTCTGGTTCTGAATCAACTGAAGGTTACAATGGAGAATGGGTCCAAGTTGACGTTGGTACTAATGTTATTCTTACGAGTTATGAATTTTACCCTAGAACAACACAAGATACTCATCATCCAAAAAGTATGAGATTATTCAGTAGTACTAACGGTTCTAACTGGTCACAAGTTCAAGATTGGACTGGTTTAACATTGGACGATTGGAAACCAAGTGGTTCTTATGCAACTTTAGGACCTTTCACTACTAGCTCTGTATATGGAAGATATTTCAGACTTGTCATTAATGATTTAGTAGGAGCAGGTCAATACGGTCAAATAGGAGAATTTAAGTTATTAGGTTATGCACAAGCTTCAGAACCATCAAAGATTTCTTTTTCTAATACTGATTATGTTATAAACTATATAAAACATGCAACAGCTAGTAGAAACATCGTTAAAGCCAGTGCTACAACTGATGCTATAGACTCATTCAGAATAGACAGTGGTAGTGAAACAGGTCTATTGAAAAAAGTGGCAGAAGTAGGCGTAGTTGCTGGTGACGTACAATTAAAAACTCCTATAAAAGCTGATACTCAAACTTCAATTGATATCGCAAGTAGTGTTAGTACATTAACAGGAACTAGGGCTTATACTAGTTCTTCATTTTTTAATGGTACTTATCCAGCAGCAGATGCATTTGACAACAACAATACAAATTCTACTAATTCTTGGATTTCAGGTAATAATACATATTCAAGTGGGAATTATCCTGGTTCTAATTCTACGGATGGATACGATGGAGAATGGGTTCAAGTTGATGTTGGAACCACTGTTATATTGACAAGTTATGAAATATACCCTAGAGCTAACGGAGACACACGTCACCCAAAAGACATGAGACTATTCAGTAGTACTAATGGTTCTGATTGGACTCAACTTCAAGATTGGACTAATTTAACTCTTGCTGATGATTGGAAACCAAGTGGAACTTATACAAGTGTAGGACCTTACACAACCAGTACATATGCAAGGTATTTTAGAATTGCTGTTAACAAAGTATTAGGTGGTAATTATGCTCAAATAGGAGAATTGAGATTATTAGGATACTCTGCAACTACTGATTCTTTAAGTTCCGATGCAGGTCTTTTTGAAATAACTTATACTAGCCCTGGAATTCAAGGAAGAAATTTAGTAGATTTAGCTGGTAATGTAGTACAGACATTCACAGGTAGGGATAGACCTGCTTTTGGTAGTGCTACTTTAACAACAACAAGAATAGCTCAAGTTACTTTTTCTGTCGATTTAAAAGATATGTCACCATTAAAAACAGATTTTAATGTTAAATTAAATGGTACGTCAACATCTATTGAAAGTGTTTCTATAAGCGGAGGAAAATTAATCATAAACTTAGTAAGAACAATTACACCTCATAGTGATGCTTTCCCTGCAGTTCTAACATTAGATTATACTAAGAATAGTTCATCTACTTATAATTTAAGAGATGCTGGTGATAGTGCTGTTGAGTCTTTTGTTAACAAATCTATTAATAACCCAACTTCTGATACAGAACCTCCAGTTTTCGTAGGAGCTGAAATTTTTGATGACGAACCTAATAAAGTTGTATTAAATTTCGACTTTGCAGTTACGATTAGTAGTCCAAATGTGAGTGTATTCCAAGTTAAGGTTAATGGTTCAGTTGTAACAATTAGTAGTGTAGCTATTGTTAGTGGAGATATAATCTTGACCTTAGCTAGCGGAGTTAGTCATACTAGCGTTGTAACTGTATCTTATACTAAAGATGGATCAGATGCAAATAAGAATATCAAAGATGTTTCTAGTAATATCTTAGAAACTCCATTAAAGAGTGAACACGGAACTGTTGTAGTTAAGGTAGTAAATGAAGGTTCTGGTAATAGGTATGTACTTGAAGGTGTAACTACTAAGAATATTAACTTAGTTAAAGGTTTCACATATGAATTTGATTTAAGTGATTCAAGTGTTTCAGGGCATCCTTTTAAATTGAGTACTACGAAAAATGGAACACATGCGAGTGGAAGTGAGTATACAACAGGGGTTACTCACACAGGTACACCAGGAAGTTCAGGTGCAAAATTAACATTCGTTGTTCCTAACGGGGCTCCTGCTACATTGTATTACTATTGTAGTAATCACAGTGGTATGGGAGGAGATGGAACAATTACTATACTTACTGATGCTCATACTCCAGTAGTTAACAGTGTAGTAGCAACAGCTATTAAGAGTTTTAAAAATGATGTCCAATCTGGTGGTATAAGAGATGGTATAGTCGCTAAAAGATGGTCGCGTTTTAGAACAGATAAGTCTAAACTTACAATTGCACAAAGAAAATATTATGGTAAAGATTATTTTAGAAGTAATCCTGCTGCAAAAATATTCAAAATCGTTGATGAACAAAATGGTCAAAGTATTGCTTTCCTTAGACCTGCAACTACTGGTGACCCTGGGGATGCACAAGAATTGAATCTTGACGAAAATGAAGCAGAAATTTCATTTGATAACGTAACAGCTGAACAATCATCTTTATTGAGTTTTACTTTTGACCCACAAAGGAATGGAAGTACTACTAATACTGTTCAAGTTAAAATTTTATTCGTTAAAAGGATTACTGGAGATGTTGGTAAATATACTTATACATTAAATGGGTATACTGGAAATGGTATTTATAGTGGAAAAGTAGTATTAGTTCCTGCGTTCACTGGTGGTGGTACAACAGGATTGATAACTGTAACTAATATGGCAGTAGATACACAACAAACTATTAATTGTGATATAACTATTGAATATACTTCGTCACCTGGTTCTACAGTAGATTATACTAAAAGTTTTACATTCTTCGCTAGGAATCCTGCAGGAGGATTTTCAAACGATAATACATCAACAGCTGGGGACCCTTATATAAAAACTGTAAATGGACAATTTTATAAATTGAGAGACATTCCTCATAAAAGTGTTATCCTATATGACAATAATAATTCAGAAAGAAGAATTCAGTTACATGCTTACTTAGAACCTAATGTAAATTACAAAAAACAAATTAACGGGTATGACGATACATTAGTTTCACAAATGGGAGAAAGACCTATTAATCCTGCTTTCTTTAGTAAACTATGGATTAGAAACAGAGAACAAGAGTACTTCATAGATTTAGAAACATGGATAGAAACAAAAACTGGTAAAAATATTATTGACCTTTTCAATGTAGATTTCGCCATAGAAACTTGCAGATTTCATGTATACCTTAGTGAAAAATGTGTTACAGTTAAACTTCCTGTTGAAGATAACTTTTTCATTATCATAAAACGTTTCATTAACCCAGAAATAAGAACTGGAATAGAATTAAGTATACCTACATGGATGTCTAGTCCATTAGCTTATGGTGCTTTATTGTATCCAGGAGAAACCAATGATTTATTTATTGATAAATTAGATGACAAATCTATTAAGCGTAAGGCTAGGAAGTTAAAAAACATGAGTACAGTCCGAGAAAATTTTGCAAATCCTGAGACTGGTTCAGTAAAGGTTGTTGACTGGAAATATTAAGTCATAAAATAACAAATTTAATAAGCAATTTTTGAAATTGTTTAGTAAAATTGTTTTATAAATTATCACAAACACCTTTTATACCTTTCACATGATAGTAAAATTTTTTCTTTCAAAACTTTAGGATATTGTTTTAAATTATAATCTCTTAAATTAAATTTTACAAGATTAAATTCTTTATGCCATTGCAATACTTTAAAAAAATTAATAAATTTTTTTACATTATAATTATTATAATGTTCTGCGAATCTAAAATTTGTTTTGTACGGAAAGTTTTTTTGAGAAAGTAAAAAACTTCTGTCAAAATCTATTAATTTAACATTATTATTCAAATCAATCATTATGTTATAAAGATTATGGTCATTATGAATTATCCCTAGTCTATCTAATATTTTAAGATGGTTTATTAATTGTTTAGAATGTCTTTCACTGATTGGTAATGGTAATATTTCTTTTACTCTTTCCATTGCTATAAAAGAAATATCTTTATCATGTCCACAATATATTGCATATACTTTAGGAGCTATACCATAATCTGATAAAATCATTTGTATCCTTGCTTGTTGTAATAAACCTCCCATCTCATTTATAAAATCAGCCATAGATTCTATGATATTATATAAATAATTTTTACCTTTTATAGTTTTTACATGAAACCCAACATTCATTTTTTTTACATACAAAATATTTCCAATATGTCCATCGAATGGTAATATTTCTACATCATAATTTGTTTTATATGGGTTTTTATAATTTATAACATAATTTTCCCAATTTTCTTTTAATGTATTTTCATATTTTTCAAAATCTTTCTTTTTGTGTTTTAAATAATCTCCAAAATTCATATCTTTAAAATGCCCTAATTCTTTTTGTAATTTAAAATGTTGAACACTGTCTAATTCTTCATTGTAGTACATATGTCTTATTAAATTAATACCATCACCACACATAGTTCCCTTTAGGGTAAATTTAATAGCGTACTGACCAATAGATATAACAGTACCTTGTCTCCCTTGTCCTAATCTTTTAATATCATTTTTTCTTCCCTCTAAAATGTTATTTGTATCAAAAATTTTGTGTCTCCAATTATTTCCTAATTCGTCTTCCATTAATTTTAGAAAATAATTAACATTACCATATTTAGTACCTGATATTTTGACGTCTTCTAATGTCGTACCAAATCTTCTTTTTCTTTTAACTTTCTTCTTCTTTTTAACTTTCTTTTTTTTCTTTTTCTTTTTATTAGCACACTGTCTTTTAAGAACAGCAACGCTTTTGTACACCCTCTTTTTACCCCTTTTTACAGTTAAACGCACTTTGAGACGTTTGCACAACTTTTTTAATATTTTTCCGGGTTTACTCATTAATAGTATACCGAGAAAATAATTATAATCTATTTAATGTTTGCATTAAGCTATGCCAATCACCTTCATCAGTTCTTTCATAGTCTTCTAGTAGTTTTTCTAGTATAATACCTCCATTTTCTTCGTCATTAATATTTAAATCAAATGTAACATAAGGGTTATATCTGTTTTCATGAGTTTGTTGAGAATCATAGGTTGCATCTATATCTATTTTTTTATTTTTATGTAAATATGTTATTACTAAATTACCTTCAATGCTTGCAGCGTATTCATCTATGTTACTATAACTGCATTTATAAGTTAAAGCAACTTTTAAATCTTTAATATCTTTTAAATATTCTTTGTCTAACCTGAGTTCATTTAATAAACCTACTTTATACTTTTCAAGTTGTAGTTCTCTTATTTGGTCTTCTAAATATTTTATTTGTTTATTTATATTTTCCATTCTGTTTATTAGGTTTATTTTTTTTTAAGTTTCTTTTTTATAATTATTATTTAAAAAAATGTAATCTTTATAACCATAATGAAAAAAGTTTTGTATTGTATCAGACATGGAACAGCATTACACAATGTTTTATTTTGGGAACAAGGTGAAGATGTTTATAAAAAATATCGTGATACACCATTAGTAAAAAAAGGTGTAGACGAAGCTAAAGCTTTAGGTGAAACTTGGGAAGAAATTGATAAAATAGAATTAGTCATCGTTTCTCCTCTTCTAAGGACTTTACAAACTGCTGATAATATCTTTTATAAAAAAGACGTACCGATGATTGCTTTGGATTGTGTCATGGAATATTCACAAGGTTTAGATTTATGCAATAGAAGAAAGTCTATTACAGAGTATAAACCATGTTATCCTAGGGTAGATTTTTCTCATATTAAGGATGATGTTGAAACTCGATGGAGAGAAGATAAATACGAGACTATAGAAGAACTAAATGAGAGAATAAAAGAAATGATAAAATTTATTAAAACTCGAAAAGAAATACATATTGCTATTGTATCTCATAGTTCGTATTTAGGACATTATATGTTTGACAAAATAGGAGATGAGAAGAATGAAATAAAACATTGCTATCCATACATTCATGAAATTTAATTATTTTCTTTTAACTTTTTTACGCTTTACTTTACGTTTTCTTTTAACTTTTTTACGCTTTACTTTACGTTTTCTTTTAACTTTTTTACGCTTTATTTTACTTTTTCTACCGAAAGAAGTTCTGTTTCTAATTTTTTTGTAATTATTGCAAAAATCTTTAAAAGGTACTGACGTAGTACTATTGTAAAAACCGAGAACAATTAAGTTATCATTTCTTATAGACTTAAATTCATATGTCATATCATCATCTTGTTTTTTATAAAAACCATCAAGATAATGGAATAATTTATTATATTCCTCGGAGTGTTTTTTTACAGCCTTAGCTTCCTTATCCAATACACTTTCATATTCTGTTTTAATATTATCATAATCTCTTTTAATTATTAATTTTTCTTGACTTAAACTCTCCATAATGTTCCTATTTTTATTTTCTTTTTCAAACATTTGGGTTAATGTATCTAAATCTAAATCTTTAACTTCAAAATCTTTTGTTATATTTCTGCGTTTACCTCCATCTAGGTCTTGCTTTGCTTTTCTTTTCTTTGTATTTGTCCTAGGTGTCATATATGATGAAGATTCTTGTCTTGAACCTTCTCCATCATAAACTTGATGATAAGGAAAAGGATCTTCTTCAAATTCTTCTATATCATCATCATCATCATCAAATAGTCCAGATAGTAGACTATTGCTACGGCTACGGGTACCGAATTTTCTTCTTTTTCTTTTAACTTTACTCTTTTTTTTCTTCTTATTATCACACTGCCTTTTAAGAACTTTAACGCTTTTGTACACTCTCTTTTTACCACGTTTGACAGTTAAACGCACTCCAAGTTTTTTACACAACCCTTTCAATGATTTTCCAGGTTTACTCATTATTAGTATACCAAGAAAATTATTTTATAAAAATAAAATTATATAAGAATTGATGTAATATCATTTCAACTCTATTACCGTTGGGTAAAAATCTAAAATGAACATGTATTCCTGAAACTTTTCCCCAATTTTCTTCTGACCATCCTTCTATTTCAACAAAACTTCCTAATGGTGTTTTCCAAATTCTTTTTTTTTCTATTCCTAATTTCTTAAAAGATTTATTTCTTAATTCTCTTTGTAACGTAGTGTGTTCCATACGTTCAGTAGGACCAATAAATTCTACTATTATATTTTCCACTCTATGTGGTACATCATAATTTTCCATAACACTATTCATAATAATAGTAATCTTATTTATTTAAATATAATATATAATAACTTATTATATGTTCAATAGAGTTTGTTATTTGTTCACACAAGTACGTCATTTACACGATCGAAAACTTCCATCAGTTGGAAGCATAACTAGTACGACAAAGACTAAGTACATAGCTTATAAAAGTCCAAAAGCTATGGATTATAATTTAAATAAAAAATCTTTACAAAAACTTAAACCTTTTCCTAAAAAAAAATTAAATCTCATTAACTTCAATAAATAAAGTATTGTTAGTATTGCATCCAAAAAATTCTACTCCTCTTATATCACATTTACTAAATATAGTATCATTTAACCTTGAATAAGTAATAATAGCATTTTGAAACATTGAATTCTTAATTGTTGATTTATTAATATTACAACTAACAAATATCGCATTATACGCATGACAATTTCTCATAATACAATGGTACATATTAGAATCTATGAATTTAGACTTCATTAAAGTACAATTACGGAAATATATATCAGAAAGTATAGTATCTTTAAAATTACATTCGGTTAATTCAACCCCTGAAAATGTAGTATGTGCAAAATTTGAATTTTCAAAATTACATTTCCACAAACAAGCGTCTTTCACGTATTTCCCAATCCAGTCCATATGTGAAAAATCTCTATAACCTATAAAATACAATTTTTGAAATCCATAACGTTCAACGAACTTACTCCTTAATTCTCTTTTGAGTTCATAAGGTACTCTAGTTTCCCTAGCGAATTCTTGTATTAGACGTAGTATATCTAACGGAAATAAATCTTTAAAATGTAAAATCTTAGATTCTAAAAATTTATTATCCATTACTAATTATTATTAGTTATTTTTCTTTAAGTGTAAAATACATTATTAGTTGCATTTTGACTGTACAATGCAGCACCAGTAGTATCACTGGAACCACCACCGTCAGTAGATTGTTGTTGTAAGAAAGCATAAGCTCCAGTACCACCAGTAACACGGACTTTTCCACCAACTGCTACTCCTTGGATATTTTGACCCCCGCTTGAGAATACTATACCATGAGCATAAGGCAAACCAGGGAAACCTGTACGGGTTGTTACACCCCCACCTACCATTTTATAGTAAGTATTAGTTGCATTATTAGCGTTAGATTTATATTTACTAAAGTAAACTTCCAATAATGGAGGTCTTACTGAAACTCCACTATCAGCAATAGGGTTATTTGCACTATTAGTGCCATCAGAAGCATTGTACTCCTCATAGAATATACAAATTTGTGTACCATTCATTGACGTGTAACCATCATCACTACTTGTTAAATCATCAATGAAAAGTCTCATTTTAGGAGCATTTGCTGCTCTTGCGTCAAATACATTTGAACCATTAGTTGGGCAACGAATTTTATTTCTAATAAGAATCATATTAACACGATTCATACCATTAACTGCTGTACACTTGTTATAAGTTGTTTGGTTATTACCACTTGCACTAGCTATTGATACTAAAGCACTTGACCAACCATCTGTAGCTTTATTGTTAGTACCTTCTGCGTTAGTTGTTGGTGAAGAACCTTGACCATTGTTAGGTGTAAATGTTAAGTCTCCGCTAGTTGAGAAAGTAGGTTCACTTCCACTTTTAGGTATCCATGCACCACTATTAGTACCAGAACTGTATTCGAACTCACCAGTTAAAGTAATAATTTCTGTATTAAACCTAACTGAAGAAGATGATGCTAAAGCATTAGGACAGTAAATCTTACCAGTAATGGTTACGTCACCAGCAATTCTTAAAGCTGCTTTATTATGTTCACTCAATGCATTGAATCGAGCAGAATTTTGATCACTATCACTAGTGTCAATAGTACTTGTACTTTTTAATACCAATGCGCATTTCTTTTTAACTGCTGCTGTTGCATCAGTATGGTCGTAACCAATATTGAAGTTACCGGCATTATCTACAGAGAAACATGGTAAAGCTCTTCCATTTGAAGTAATAACATTGTTACTACTATCTTTAGCTACACCTGAAGCAGTTGATGAAGGAATGACAGAAATCAAATTAGCAGTGTCACTTGAACTTGTTGAACCGTAAACAGCACCACCAGTACCTGTAAATTCTGTTCCTAATGAACCACTACTGAAAGTCATACCACTTGAACCTGCACTTGTAGTAAATTTCATAGCATCTATAATAGCTTCACCTGCAGTGAAATTAACGGAACCACTTGTACAAGTTACGTCAATATCTTTTCCAGCTGCTCCAGTTGCTGTGATATCAATACCACCACCGGATGTTACTACCATAGAATTAGCATTTGCTGCTGTTGTTGTCATTGTGATTTGTCCACTTGTATCCATAGTCAATCCACCAGAACCAGAGTTAAAGTCTAATAAAGTACCATTCAATTCAACTTCTGTTGAACTTGCATGACCTACTATGATTGTTCTTGCTGCTCCTATGTTACCAATTTCAATGTTTTGAGCTACATTGTCATTACCCACTAAAATTTTACCAGCTGCTGCATTGATTTCTACTGTACCAGAATAACTTGCATCAAGTTGTACACCAGTGTAACCGTCAAGTAGTAAATTAGCTGCTTCTGAACACATTTTTAAATTACCTGAACTAGATTTGAAGACAGATGCTGCCTTAGCGGTAATATTAAGTGCTTGTCCTGTTCCAGAAGCGAAAGTAACAGCTGCAGCATCAGTAATGTCAAGAATATCAGTTCCATTTTCTTGAAGTTTCATACCATTTGTACCGTTAAGAGTCATTAATCCAGGTGCTGTAATACCGGAAAATTGTGCACTACCTACTGTTCCTGAGAATACATTAGAAGTTCCTTGAGTTGCATCTGGGATGTAAACAAATTGACCACTTGAATCATCCATACCAAAGAAACCTAATTTAGCTGAACTTCCATTGTGCCATTTAAATTCTACACCTCTATCTTCGTTATTGTCACTGCCGTCTGAACCTATTTCTACAGTTGAACCACTAATTGCCATACTATTTACACTCTGAGTACCAGTTACATTCAGTGTACCACTAACTGTTAAATTACCACCAACACTTGTATTACCGTTACTAGCTGTTACGACGAATTTACTATTAACATCCAAATCTCCACTGATATCTTGAGCTCCAGCAATCGCAACCTTAGCTTCAGTTATAGTTAATAGATTAGCATTAGTGTTTTCAATAGTTGCTCCATGCCCTAGAGTAATAGTGTTACCTCCTACGAAGATATCCTTAGCTATACCTATACCACCATCAACAACTAATGCACCTGTTGTTGCACTTGTACTATCAGTTGTAGCTTTAATATTTACTTTACCTGAACCACTTGCTGCTCCAACATTAATGGTTGTACCAGCTCCTGCGAAATTAACAGTAGTTGCGGTAGTATTAATAAGACTGAATGATGTATCATCAGTAGTAATACTTGCACCATTAACTGCTAAAGTACCAGCAAGAGTTGTATTACTCGCTAGAGATATACCTCCAGCTCCAGTAAGTGTTAAAGCACCGGCACTAGTAGAAATACCAGAAGCTGCACCTCCAGTTAAAGTAATAGCTCCAGAAGGAGTGATTGAAAAACTAGTCATACCTGTTTCAGAAACTGCACCAGAACCATCAAAGTCCAATGTTGCTGTATCATCACCATACTTACTAGCTCCTGTACCTTTAATCGTTACAGTAGACCCATCGATTGTTAAAGCCCCTGCGTTAATATCAACTGCACCTGTTGTTGTGATGTCAACTTCACTAGAGTTACCGTTCAAATTAATACCTTCTGCACCGTTGAGTGTAATTATACCGTTAGTCGAAACTATAGAAAGAACCTTTGTACTAGCACTAGTGTGAGTAAAAGTAGCATTATCCGTACTTCCCATTAATAAATTTCCAATCTCAAGATTAGCTCTTGTTGCATTGTTAGAACCGTAAGCGCTCACTGTTGTAGTTGGTTCTGTTGTCAAACCTGTGAATAGTTTAAAGAATCCATCAGTAGCATCTCTGTAAATACCAGAAAATTTAGCAGCTCCGTCATTAAACTGTCCATAAACACCAAAATCAATAGCATTACCACTATTATTTTTTGCAAGTTTCAATAAACTGTCTTCTATAGATACTGTTGAAGTATTAACAGTAGTAGTATCACCGTTAACTATTAGATTACCAGCAATAGTTAAATCTTTACCTATTGTAGCATTACCAGCTATAGCAGTAGTAGAATCTGTTACTGTAGAATCAGGAGTTAATGTAAGTTGCGAAACGAATGTTCCTTGTGAAGCTATATCATTACCGAATGAAACTATACCACCATCTGCGAAATTTAATTTCCATGTATCCCCAGCATCTCCTCCTTGGTCTGCTTTGAAAACAATACCCAAACCAGCTGTATCAACATTAGCTGCAATTTCAAGTGAATCGTTAGTAGTTTCGTCGTACTTAATAGTAATATCATTGTCTGTACCTAATGTCAATGTTTGATTATCTGGTATTTTAGCACCAGCAGTTAATGTACTTAAACCAGTAACACCTAAAGTACCTCCAACTGTAGCATCACTTACAACACTAAGACCTGTACCACTTCCAGCATTAACAGCTAATGTACCTGCGACTACTGTGTTACCACTTGTAGCAGTAACTGAGAACTTTGTAGCAGCACTTCCATCTTTAATAGTAAAATTAGCATTGTTTAATGTAGTATCCCCTGAAACTCCTAATGTGCCTCCAACAGTTGTATTACTAGTTACTCCTAAAGTTCCTCCGATAGTTGCATTTTTTGTTACACTTAAACCTGTACCACTTGCTTTTGAAAGTGTAAGAGTATCTGATATATCTGCTGTATTATTAAGAACTAAAGTTCCTGTCATAGTAGTATTACCAGTTACAGCCAATGTTCCTCCTACAGTAGCTGCACCACCTATAGCAGTTGTTGAATTAGCTACAACTTCATTAGGAGTAAGTGTAAGTTGTGAAACGAATGTTCCTTTTGTTGCGATATCATTTCCTAAAGAAGCTACACCTCCGTCTGCAAAATTTAATTTCCATGTGTCACCTGCATCATCTCCTTGGTCTGCTTTGAAAACCATTCCTAAACCTTGTCCTTCAACATTAGCTGCAAATTCGATAGAATCATTTGTTGTTTCGTCATATTTAATAGTAATATCATCATCTGTACCTAAAGTTAATGCTTGATTATCAGGAATTTTAGCACCTGCAGTTAATGTACTTAAACCAGTTACACCCAAAGTACCTCCAACTGTTGCGTTACTAGTTACACTAAGACCTGTACCAGAACCTTTTGAAAGTGTAAGAGTATCTGAAATATTCGCTGTACTATTCAAGTTTAATGCTGCTGACATAGTTGTAATACCAGTTACACCCAAAGTACCTCCAATAGTTGCATCACTTGTTACACTTAAACCTGTACCAGAACCTTTTGAAAGTGTAAGAGTGTCTGAAATATCCGCTGTACTATTTAAGTTTAATGCTGCTGACATAGTTGTAATACCAGTTACACCCAAAGTACCAGCTACAGTTGTGTTACCTGAAGCAGCTACCACTTGGAATTTATTAGTATTAATGTTAAAGTTACCAGTTGCATTCAATGTTCCTGCTACTACAGTATTACCTGTATCTGATGCTACTGTAAATTTGTTTGTGTTTACTCTAAATGTACTTCCTACATCAGCTGTACCTGTTAGACTTAAATTTCCTCCAAGAGTTGTTAAACCTGTACCAACTGTAAAAGTATTTGTCCCTGCTACCGAAACATTACCACTAAGTGTACTTGTTCCTGCTACTGTTAAGTTACCACCCAAAGCTGATACACCTGTACCAACTGTAAAAGTTTTACTTCCTGTGATTTCAACATTTTCGTTAAAAGTACTTGCTCCTGCTACTGTGAGTGTACCTGCTGTACTAACATTACCTGATGTATCAGCTACGGTAAATTTATTTGTATCAACAGCTATACCTCCGTCTGCATTAATAAGTCCAGTGAGAGTTGTAACTCCAGTTACCGCTAGTGTTCCTCCAACACTCGTGTTACCACTTGCAGCTACAACTGTTAATTTTTCTGAACCTGATGCACCAACTGTTAAATTACCAGTTGATTTAAATGTACCTGCTGCTATGGAATTACCACTTGCGGATGCTACTGTAAATTTATCTGTAGCAATTTTGAAATCCCCAGTTGCGAACAATGTACCTGCTGCTACTGTATTACCAGAAGCTGCTGCTACTGTAAATTTATTAGTATTAATTTTAAAATCACCAGTTGCATCTAATGTACCAGCAATATTAGTATTACCACTTGCTGCTGTTACGGTGAATTTATTATTAGCTGGAGTACTTCCATCTTTGATAGTGAAGTTACCATTGTTTATAGTAGTTGCACCTCCAATAGAAATAGTGCTTTCTAAAGTTGTTGCGCCAGCTACTCCTAATGTACCAGCAATTAAAGTATTACCAGAAGCATGTGCTACTGTAAATTTATTAGTATTAATGTCAAAATCTCCATCAATCCCTGTTGCTCCTGTTACGTCTAATGTACTACTTAAAGTTGCCGCTCCAGTAACACCTAAAGTTCCTGCTACAGCCGTATTACCACTTGTATCAATTGTAAATTTATTAGTAGGAGTACCATCTCTTAAAGTAAATGTAGCGTTGTCTATGATTGTATTACCTCCTACAGTTAATGCTCCACCAATACTAGAACTTCCTGTACCACTTACTGTAAGATTACCTGCCATAGAAGTATTCCCACTTCCAGCAGTAACAACAAATTTATTTGTATTAATCTTGAAATCACCAGTTGCATCCAATGTACCAGCTACAGCAGTATTACCACTTGCAGCTGTTACAGTAAATTTATTACTATTAATTTTGAAATCCCCAGCTGCATCTAAAGTACCTTCAATGTCAGTATTACCACTAGCCGAAAGTACACTAAATTTAGTATTAGTACTACTATCTTTAATTGTCAAATCAGCATCGTTAAAAGTTGCATCACCGCTAAGGGACAAAGTGCTACTTAAAGTTGCCGCTCCAGTTACACCCAATGTACCAGCTATTGCAGTGTTACCGCTGTCGTTAATACTAAATTTTACAGTTGTACTATTCCCTTTAGTATAAAATTTAAGATCATCTTCGTCAATAGTCATTTTTCTGAAACCTTTTTTATCACCAGTTGCTAAGCCAGCGAAAAAACTAAGTGTATCATCTGTACCAACTTCTCCGCTACTTACCATACCATCAACAACTTTAACAGATGCACTGGCTACTTTTCCTGCAATAACAAAAGTATTACTATCGTGAGAAGAATCAACAACTCCACCAAGGCTACCCCATACAGTTCCAGTGTAACCTTCGTAAGTACTAGTTGTAGTATTATAACGAATTTGTCCTTGTGCCGCAGTTCCTCCATTGGCTCCGCCTGGTCTATCGTCACTAACACCTACTGGTACTTTAAGAGCTCTAGCTCCAGTTATATTAACTGTACCATGTCCTTTTGGTGATATGTTGAATGAAATATTAGTATCATCTCCTTTTGCAGCTAACCCTATTGCATTACCTGTTGCAGAATTTGTTAAATCAAGGAAATTAACTGCACTACCTGTTGTATTGAATACTATCATTTCATTACCGCTAGCGTCTGCAATAAAACCTGCATTTGCGAACTTAGGAGCAGTCAAAGTTTTATTACTTAAAGTCTGTGCATGAGCTTCAAAAACAAATGTATCGTTATCTGTTAATAATGGAAGAGTTACTATTCTATCATCTGCAAGTTCACTAGAAGCAAATTGATAGTAATGACTATTGGTTAATTCTTTAATTCTTGGAGTTGTTAACAAAGCATCAGCCGGGATAGATGTTGTTTTAGCATCAACATAAGCTTTGATACTTTGTTGACTAGCTAAATGTGTAGCAGAATTTGAAGACATGTTTGATTCATTTTTAATAGCGGTACCTGAAATACCGTCAGCGTTAATAGCGATAAGGCCATTTCCACTTGCATCAGAATTTGAAGCAGAAATAGTCAATGTTCTATCACTATCTACATCTGCAGTCATTGTAAGATTAGTTGTGTCTGTACTGTCCAATTGTAGGAATTTTGCGTCAACGTTTAAAGTTTGACCTCCGCAATTTAAAGTAGTTGCACCACTTGTTGCTGTAATACCTAGAGTACTTCCAGCTGTGATAGCCATAGAAGTACTACTATTTACATTAACAGTTGCACCATCCAAGTCTAAATCAGCAACACTATTAATATTAATGTCTCCACTTGTAGTTGTTTTGATGTCTAAATTAGCTCCAGTTACATTAATAGTAGAAGCACTACTAGAATCAATGTTAACAGCTCCAGTTACATCAATGTCTAAACCACTTCCTCCACTTACGTCAATATCTAATCCACCAGTACTTGCTAATGTACTTCCTGTAAATTTAACACCTTCTACTGTAACATGTCCGTTAGTACTACTAATAGTAAGACCTGTAGCACCTCCTCCAGTATGTGTAATAGTGTTATTACCAGTATCTCCCATAACAATATTACCTAATTCTAAACTAGCTCTTGTAGAACCATCAGTTCCAAATGCAGTGGTTGTATCAGCTGGTTCAGTTGTTAATCCTTTAAAGAGTTTAAATATACCATCAGAAGCATCTCTGTATAAACCAGCAAATTTATGTGTTCCTCCATCTCCAAATTGTCCGTAAACTCCAAAATCTACTGTATCAGCAGTATTTTCTTGGTCTTTAGAAAGTTTAATCATGGCATCTTTAATAGCAACTGTTGTACTGTTAACAGTAGTTGTTGTTCCACTAACTGTAAGGTTACCAGTAATAACTACACCTGCATTATCTATTTCTAATTCACCTAATACACCACCTGATGGATGATCTGATTTAATAACAACACTACCAGTATCTGTAAATGCAATTCTTGCATTACCGCTTCCGTCTTGAATTTCAGCTGTATCAGCCATTTTAATAATAGATTTGGTACCTGCCCCAGCAGCTATTTCAATTTGACCTCCACCTATGTATAAATCTTTAGCAATACCTACACCACCATCAACTCTTAAAGCTCCTGTTGTTGCGCTTGTACTCTCACTAGTATTTCTTATTTGAACTTGACCTGCACTTGCTGCACCCATAACAATACTTGTACCAGCCCCTGCAAAATTAACAGTTTCTGCTGTAGCATTCAAAAGATTAAATGTTGTATCGTCAGTTGAAATAGTTCCACCATTAACAGCTAAAGTACTTGTTAATGTAGTTGCACCAGTAACTCCTAAAGTTCCTGCTACTGCTGTGTTACCCGTAGCATGTGCAACTGTAAATTTATTAGTAGCAATGTCAAAATCTGCATTTATCCCTGTTGCTCCTGCTATTTCTAAAGTACCTGCTACGGCTGTATTACCTGTTGCCGAGGCTACTGTAAATTTATTAGTATTAACTTTAAAATCTCCAGCTGAATCTAAAGTACCTTTTACATCAGTATTACCACTTGCTGCTATAACCGCAAATTTATCATTAGCACTTCCATCTTTAATAGTAAAATTAGCATTGTTTAATGTAGTAGCCCCTGAAACTCCTAAAGTACCTCCAAGAGTAGTTGCATTTGCACCACTAACTGTTAATGTATTGCTCAATGTAGTTGCTCCAGTTACTCCTAATGTACCAGCAACTGCGGTATTTCCGTTTGTTGCAGTTACAACAAATTTATTAGTATTAACTTTAAAATCTCCTGTT